GTATGACAAAAACAGTGATCCATATAGCAGAGCGTGTTTTACATATGCTGAAAGATGGGCTGGAATGATGGAAGAGAAGATAAAAGCATCAGAAGATAATGAAATGAAAGTTATTGTTGATAATGCAAAGCAGCTGAGCGATGAAGCGGATGAAGAGGGAATTACAGGATTTATGTACGGAGTAGCTGTCAGTATTCTTTCTCAATACTGGGAATACGGAGAATGTCTAAGAAAATGGCACAACAAAGAATATAAATATGACGGTGACCATCGGAATTCATTCATGCAAAACTGGATGAACTATCGGCAATGAATTGAGAAAAGGAGAAAGCGAGGATAAAAAATGAAAGCGTTAAAATGCGACCGGTGCGGTAAATATTATGAGAAAAACGTGTTGGTAAAATCGAAAGGTTCGGTTTTAGGGAGCGTTATCGGTGGAATTTATACAAGAACGAAAGACGGAAAGGCAGATGAACCATTTGACTTGTGCGATGACTGCATTAAGAGCCTGTATGAGTGGAAAGGCAAGCCAGAATTTGAAGACAGATGGATTCCGGTTGATGATGGATACCCGGGCAATGACAGAGAAGTGCTAGTAACCATTAAAATCCGTTGTAAAAATCAATGTACGAGAACTGATACAGCGCGTTATGTGTTGGATACATTAACTGGCAGGAGCCTGTGGGAGACACTTGGTCACGGAGTTGTAGGAATCGGAAGAGTTGATCCGGAAATTGAAGTTACCGCATGGATGGAATTACCGGAACCGTATAAGGAGGATACACAGGATGAATAAAGGAAACGCAGATGGTATCCGGGAACTGATTGAAAATTTTAAGATGGAGGCTGTTGAGGAATACAAAAGAGAACATGGGATCGGTTGGATCCCGTGTTCTAAGAGGATGCCGGAAGAACGCCCCAGCATGTTTGCAAAATTCAAAGGAACAGATCGTTGGAGCATGCTAATGTTCGAAAAAGTATCGGATGAAGTATATGTTACTATCGAATTTCCAGGAAAAGGAAGAATAGTAGATAGAGCAAAAACACTTGACGGAAAATGGAAATGCGATGCACAAATTCTAGGTTCGGAAGCGAAAGTGGTAGCGTGGATGCCGAATCCAGAGCCGTATATGGGAGAATAGGAGGAAGAATAATGGTATCAAACCAGATTATTGAGGTATTAAATGAGATCTGCAACAAATTCGGTCTGGCAATCGACTGGACGAGCAAGAACGTGCAGCCGTATTTGCAGGAGCTGATGGCAAAATGCGTGGCATATAAATTTGCAACCAGCATCTTGTGGCTGATATTCGGAATTCTTGTTTGCACTATAGGATGTGCGCTTGCAAAAATGGCAGTTGGTAGTTGGAAGAAATACAAAAAAGAACCATATGCCGATTACGATACGAATTGCTTCTTTCAGACCATGGCAAGCGGTATCCTTCTCACCGTTGGAATTGTTATGGTTGTATGCAACATTACCACAATGATCGCTTGTAAGACGTTCCCGGAAAAAGTGGTGCTGGATATGATAACACAATACATGAAAGGTTAGCAACATGGTAGCAATGATAACATTAGCCGGAATGCTGCAATGGAAATTGTTAAAAGAGGTGGAGCTGATGCTTAAACCAAGAGTAAGAGCTAGAGATTTTGAAAAATTCGGATTCAAGCGGTGCAAAGGAATCCCGAAGAGCAGCGAATGCTACTATCTCTGCATTGCACGGGGAATGAAAATGCTGTTCGTCAGTGATTACGTTTTTGCGATCAATGATTGGAAATCTGATGATCCGCGTATTCACAAAGATGCGAATTGCCGGTATCGAGATCACAGGGATGCTCTGGACATCGTGTATGAGCTGATTAAAAGCGGAATGCTGAGAAGTGAATGGGAGGAAGTATGAGTAGACTAATCGATGCAGATTTACTGATGAGAAAATGCGAGAAATGGTTAAAACCGAAAGCGCCAGACGAAGATGAAATGGTTTCGTTGACAAATATTGCGGTATCTATGCTTATGGAAATAGAAGAACAGCCGACAGCGTTTGATGTAGAGAAGGTCATCGAAAAGTTACAAGTACTATCCGATAAGGCAGATGATGATATAGCTGTCTGCGAAGCGGATACGTGCCAGTATTATGACGGATACGGAGATGGACTGGATAGAGCCATTGAAATTATTAAGAGAGGTGGAAGAGATGAAAAATAAAGAGAAGTATGCAAAAGAGATTGTGGAGCTTGCGTGTAATGAATCTGATATTGCAGTATCTAAAGCTACCGGAATTCCAATCGATTGCAGTATTATCGAATGTGATTGTTGTGCATTGTATGAAGGTGGTACATATAATGATGACACATGTCGTGGAGCACTTAGATAATGGGCTGAATCCGAGTACATTGAAAAGCCAGTGATAAACAAGAGGGATAGAGCATTTTTTGAATATCTCGATAAACAGTATGAATACCTTGCAAGAGTCAAGACAGGTCAGTTATATGTGCACGGAGCAAAGCCATACAAATGTGATAGTTTTTGTACAAATGCTGGTAGATGTTTTTGCTTGGATGATCGTATTAACGTTGACTTTCCAATGGTCAAATGGTCAGATGAAGAACCGTGGCTTATCGAGGACTTGAAAAATCTGGAGGTGGTTGACAGTTATGAGTAAAATTCCAAAAGAAATAGTAGACAAGATTGAGCAGAGAAATAAACTCAATGAAGAAATAGAAACATGGTGCAAAGAAAATCTTAATATGGGTGGAATGTGTTCAGACGGTGTGGATATTACAGATCATCACACTGGTGATGAGCAAGCGACAGTCAATGGTAGAGAGTGGTGCGAACAACGGACTGGATATTGTGAAGATGATTATTACGGTCATTATTACTGGGAAACAGAGTATCCGGAAAAATATCTGCACATGGAATTTTGGGTGTAAGAGTTGGAGGTGGCTGAAAATTATGAATAGAGAAATTCTTTTTGGAGGGAAGAAAGAAGGGAAAGACTGGGAAGTGATCGGGAATATCTTCGACAACCCAGAATTGATAGGAGAAACAAAAGATGGCAAAAGTAGATAAGGAATACACCTGGAGAATGCAGGGAATGACACATGCACTGGAAGTTGTCCGTGAAAACGGAATTGAAGCACTTGCTAAAGAGGTTAAAATGCGCGGATTTACAAGGGCACCGCTTGGAGTCCCGGACAGTGAGTGGAGACGTTTTGTCGATGTAATCTCCACAAATTTGTATAACATGACAATTACAACAGCAGCAATGGCACTGCATGATGGTTTTGGATTCGGCAAGGACAGGCTGAGAAAATGGAAGTCTGTTTTCGACAAGAAAGTAGAACATGCTATGAACATTGACTGGCTTGGTGAACACTATGTGAATTTTGAGGATTACGCAAACTATCTGAATGAGTTGTATGACGTTGGTATAGACATTAATGTCCTTGCCAGAGTACAAAAGACGAACGATGCACTTATTCCTGGATACAGACAGGCAAGTGTGGACAAAATACTAGAAATTCTCAAAGATGGCGGTTTTAACGAAGCTGCGGAATATCTGGACAAAAAGGTGAGATAGCCAAGTGTCAGCCTTGGTAAATGCTGACGAAAGGCAGGGAATATGAGAACACGTTTTTATAATCTTTGCAAAGGAGAAATCGATTTTTTAATCGAAAATTGTAATTTTACCGATGATGAACGCATATTAATAGAAATGGCAAGCAAAAGAAAAAGCGACATTGAAATCGCTGACAGACTCAGTATAAGCACTTCTTTAGTGGCAAAACGAAAGAAAAAGATAATGGATAAAATTCTTGAGTTTCTGAAAGGAGATGTTTGTTTGACAACTATTTACGTGAACGGTCAACGTGTCGACAAGAAAGATCTTGAAAAAATGGAAATTCACATTGAAAGTGTAAAAAAGATTCTTTCTGAGAAATTGACAAAAAATAAATAGCAGTGTAGGATTGACCTGAATAGAGTTCAGGTCAATTTTATTAAAGGGGGAATTGACATGAACAAATTGAACGTAGGATACCTGCGGGTGTCGACTGAGGCACAGACAGAGAAATATGGTCTTGACTTACAGAAACAGAAGATTATAGAACGAGCAAATAAGGATGGGACCACCATTGATCGTTGGTATATCGATGGTGGCTATTCTGGAAGCAAGCTTGACCGTCCGGACATTCAAAGACTTCTGGAAGATGTAGAATTCGGGATCGTAAAATCTGTATACGTGTACAAACTTGATCGAATGAGCCGAGATACGATTGATGCTCTTACTTTGCTCTGTCGAACTTTGCCAAAATATGGTGTCAAATTAATATCTGCCACCGAAGAACTTCGAATAGATACCCCATCAGATAAATTCCTTACAAGTGTAACAGCTGTTGTTGGACAGTACGAACGGGAACTTATCTATATGAGGACCAGAGCCGGGATGGTTGAAAGAGTCAAAAAAGGACTCTGGATGGGCGGAGGACGAATCCCTTACGGATATTATTATGACCGCAACGATGGGATACTGCATGTTAAAAGCGGAGAATCAGAGAAAGTAATAGAAGCATATGAATTGTATCTGAAAGGTTATTCTTGTCAAAGGATTTCTGATTTACTCGACTTTTCATGTGATAAACATGTAAAAAATATTTTAACAAGCAAGGTATATTTAGGCTACATATTCTATAAAGGAAAATATTACAAAGGATTACACGAACCAATTGTTTCTGAAAAAATGTTTAACTCTGTTCATATTTTCATGAAGAAAAGAAGCTCGAATGCATATATAGGAAACAAATTTATGCTTTCCGGATTATGCTACTGTGGAAAATGCGGAGCAAGAATGAGATACAAAAAGTGGGGAAACTGTCATATCATGGAATGCTATTCAAGAGATGGCGGAAAACAACGCATGGTTCGAGATCCGAACTGTAAAAATTTACGCATGGACGCAAAAATGATCGAGCAAGAAGTTTCTGATTGTTTCCGGCGATTCATTGTGAATGTGAAGGCTGAAGAGAAAAAAGAAAATCAAAAATCCATTATTGAAAAGAAAATCAAAAAATCAATTGATAAGTTGAAAAAATTATACGCCCTGTATGGGGAAGGTGACAGTGATACATTACTTTCTGTTATACAGGAAGAAGAAAAAAGACAGAAATCATTAAAAACGGAATTAGAGGAATCTATCAGAGAGGAATCCGTAGATAGCAGCGTGAAAATAGAAAACATTCAAAGGGTTTCAACTATCTGGGATACTTTAACACCAAAAGAACAGAACAAAATTCTAAAAGAATGTGTGGAAAAAGTAGTCATAACTGATGGTGACATCGACATTCATTTTAATATTTCTTAATTTTTTCTCCTTACGAACTTCATTCCGATGATTGCAGTAAGGGGAAAACACAACATATTGACCGGAACTCTATTCGAATAACAATATATTGTGGAAATATTACTATTTGCTGACGGTTTGACCGTCTTTTTTTATGCGAAAATTCAACCATAAGGAGGCGGTCGAAATGTTTTCAGATGCTTTATTAACAAAGATATTTTCCGATGATCGTCTCAGGCATGTACCACTTGAATACCAGTCAACAGTCATTCACGTAGTGGAAGATGCCCTTGAAAAACGGTTCTATACGGAAAAACCATACGCTGAAAAAGAGGAAATTCTAAAAGAGTTATGTGAAAGGTAGGTAGATACCTATGTATGAAAATCCATATTTGCAGAATCCATACCTGCAACAACGGTTTTACCAACAGCCGCAGCAGTACCAACAGATGCAACAGCTTCAGCAACCATCTCAGCAAATCCAGCAGCCACAGTTTCAGTCGCAGCAATTACCGCAGTTGATTGGAAGACCAGTAAACCAAGTAGAAGAAATAACAGCAAACGATGTCCCGATGAATGCTCCGTATGCACTTTTTCCAAAATCCGACCTTTCGGAAATCTATCTGAAATCCTGGACAGCGAACGGAACGATTCAAACCATAGCCTTTAAACCTGTTCAAATGAATCAGGCTGACAATTCCTTACGCAATCAGTCAGAATTGAAAATAGGGCTAACTGAGGACGTCACACAGGCACTTATGAGCCAGTTTGAAGAACTGAAAAACAAGATAGATCGGTTGGAACAGTCAATGTCTGGAAATTCCGGTACCGTAAGAGCAAAAACGAAAACTTCCACAACTAAAAAGGATGGTGAAAGCGAATGAATCCGATGAATTTTTTTCAAATGCTTAAAGGTGGAAATCCGCAGCAGTTTTTAAAACAAATGATGGGAAACAACCAGATCATGAGCAATCCTATGGCGCAGAACGCAATCAACATGGCTCAGAAAGGTGACATGAAGGGGATAGAAACACTGGCAAGAAATCTGGGGAAAGAAAAGGGTATAAACCCTGACGATCTTATGAATGAGATCAAAAAGAAAATGAATATGTAGCATATTAGAGGTTGTGCACAAAAACGAAGTACCTCTTTATGAATAAAATTTTCCAAGGAGGAATAAGGTATGTTTAATTCAAACAATGCGCCTTTTACAATGCCTGTAATGCCGGCAACCGGTTATTCCGACAGTAATGGAGCATGGGGAGACGGTGGATGGTTATGGATCATCGTAGTTTTCGCATTGCTTTTTGGATGGGGTAACAATGGCTGGGGCGGCTTTGGTAGTGGAAATGGTAGTGGATACGTCGCTACAGCTGCTACACAGGCGGACATTCAGCGCGGATTTGATAATCAGGCGGTTATCAGCAAGCTGGATGGCATTAACAACGGTCTGTGTGATGGATTCTACACTCAGAACACTGCTATCATGAATGGTTTCCACGGTGTAGACAATGCAATTTGCAATCTGGGATACCAGACACAGCAGGGGTTCAACAATACAAATGTTGCCCTTATGCAGGGACAGAATGCATTGCAGGCACAGTTAGCTGATTGTTGCTGCCAGAACCGTGAAGCAATCGCTCAGGTCAGATACGACATGGCTCATGACACATGTGCCCTGCAGAACACAATGAACACTAACACACGCGATATCATTGAAAGTCAGAACGCAGGAACACGTGCAATCCTTGACTATCTCTGCCAGGAAAAAATCTCTACTCTGCAGGCTGAGAACAACGACCTCAGACGTGCTGCTTCTCAGGATCGTCAGAGCGCACTGCTCACAACTCAGATGGCTGCTCAGGCACAGCAGATCATCAACGCTGTGAACCCTGCTCCGATTCCGTCATATCAAGTTCCTAACCCGAATGCATATTACGGATGCGGATGTGGCAGCGGTTGTGGATGCTGACAAATGAATAACTTGTAACTTAACCAATTTGTGGTTATGTCTGCTATAAGCAGTTTTACAACAAAAGGGCAGACTTAACGGTTTGCCCTTACTTTTATTTATGGAGGTATGATTTATGGCTGAATTTGTAGCTGTTTCTGCACAGGAAGTTGCAGCAAACGGAAATGTTATTTTTACCAATACAGCAGTATCAGGTAGTAACTGTATAAAACACCGGGAAGGATCCGGTATTGTTGCTCTTCGTGGATTGGCAAACCAGTGTCGCGCAAGATACTTTGTTGACTTTTCTGGCAATATTTCTATTCCAACTGGTGGTACGGTCGGTGCGATCTCTCTGGCAATCGCGATCAGCGGCGAACCGGTGCTTTCTTCTCAGATGATAAGCACACCGGCAGCTGTTGACCAGTACAACAATGTGTCTTCCGGCGTCTATATCGATGTACAAGCTGGATGCTGCGTAAATATTGCAGTAAAGAACACCAGTACTCAGGCGATCAACGTAGCGAACGCAAACATCGTTGTTACAAGAGAAGCGTAAGGAGGGAATTTCAATGGATGTAAAGAGAATGCATGATATGATTGAGAAGCTTTCCGAATGTGCAAAAGCCGAACTGGATAAGGGAATAGAAAAACTGGATGTGTGTGAATTTGGTCAGGTAACTGATATGCTGAAGGATTTAGCCGAGGCAATGTATTACAGGACTCTAACGAACACCATGGAAGAATTCGATCCGGAATCCATGCTGGATGTCATGGACAGATACGGTGACCGTCGTTTCTACGACAATTACCGGTATTCCAACGGCAGATTTGCTCCGAAAGGTCGAGGAACCAGGATGGGATATGAAGATTACCCGCCATACTGGCATATGACCCCGGAGATGTACCGGATGGATGGTAAAGAATACAATTCTGACCGCGATATTGACCGAAATAAGGGCAGAATGTATTACACCGAAGAGAAACCCGAACGGAAGTATAACATGGCAAGAAGAGCCTATACGGAAGCCAGAGAGGGACATAAAGACAAGGATACTAGAATGCACGAATTGGAATCTTACATGTCTGAACTAAGTAAGGATGTTACGGATCTTATCGGTGAGATGTCCAATGAAGAGAGAACGCTTGCAAAAGCGAAACTGAGTACGTTAATCAGTAAAATGTAAGGGAGAGGGGACTTCGGTTCCCTCTTTTGGTGATTATATGGAATTTAAGATCAGAAACGAATCCTGGATAATTCAATTTGTTCCAGCACAATCTCCAGAACTTCAAAAATCAGACGGTTCCTATACCATAGGAGTTACTGACCAATCAAACAATACTGTGTATCTAGCTGACCATTTAACAGGTCCCATGCTGGATCGTGTCCTTTGCCACGAACTAACCCATGCGGTCTGTATGACATACAATCTGTATATGCCAATTGAAACAGAAGAAAAACTATGTAATTTTATGTCTGACCACGGAAAAGAAATTATATATCTTTTGGATGATCTACTTGAGAATATATTAATTTTGCGTGTTGCTTAGAAAGTTGCTATATGGTATAATTACCTCAGTGACGAGAAATGCATGAAGGACGAGTGAGATCTGGATTGAAAAGGATCAGGCATCGTCAGCCTGAGTATATCAGAAATTTTAGCAAAATTTTTTCTGGTATGCTCAGGCTTTTTTATTTTCTCGTTTTTTCAGTGAAGATACTGAATACAGAAAACGGAATATCGGTCAGTGATGCAGCTGATTACTATTCGAACGGAACAGGGTTTGTTTTACAGACCCTGTTATTTCTGTATAAAACGGGAAAATAGGAGGGCAACATGGAACAGATAAAGATTTTTAATTCAGACGAATTTGGAAGTGTTCGAACAATAATCATTGATGGAGAACCTTGGTTTGCCGGAAAGGATGTGGCAGCATCATTAGGATATAAAGATACATCTGATGCTTTGAAAAAGCATGTTGCGGATGAGGACAAGCTGACTCGGTGTTTTACCGACTCAGGTCAGAACAGGCAAATGTATGTTATTAATGAATCCGGCTTATATTCTTTGATTTTCGGAAGTAAATTAGAATCCGCACAAAAGTTTAAACACTGGGTAACATCCGAAATTCTTCCATCGATCAGGAAGAACGGAATTTATGCAACGGATAAGGTGATCGATGATATTTTAAACAATCCAGATTTTGGAATTGAGCTTCTGACGAAATTAAAAGAAGAACGTGCTGCAAGGGTGGAAGCTGAAAAAACAAATGCCATCCTTATGCATGTGAATAAAACATATACCATGACTGAAATTGCAAAAGAAATAGGATTAAAAAGTGCTGTAGAACTGAACAAGATCCTCTCCGAAAAGAAAATCCAGTATAAAGTAAACGGTACATGGGTTATGTATTCCGACTATAGTAACTGCGGATACGAGGAAATAAAACAAGAGGTTCTGGACAACGGTCATGTAATCTACCATCGGAAAATTACACAGCTTGGAAGAAAATTTATTTTAGGCTTATTTGATATGGCGGCATAAAGGCACTTTCGGGTGTCTTTTTTATTTGCTGTCTCTTGTAGTACAATATTTCGCATGGTATAATATGGCAAACACATTTCAAAAAGGGGGATTGAAAATGAAATGTCCATATTGTAACACGGATAATCCGGACGGGCAGAAGTTCTGTGGAAACTGTGGAAAACCGATAATGGATTCACAGCCACAACAGAACAGTTGGATTGATGACCGGCAACAGGTACAAAGGATGCCTAAATTTTACGAACTAACTTGGGTGATTATCCTTGCGTGTATTTTTATACCGCCGTTGGGGATTGCTTTTCTCTGGATGAGTAACAGACCGAAAAATACCGCGGGAAGAGTATTTTTAACAATTTTCATGGTATTTTATTCTCTGATATGGATTGTCAGCGTGATTCCATCAACCGATTCCGACAAAAAGTCGGAAACTGAAACGGTTGCTGTAGAATCTGAAAAGAAAGACGATTCAGAGCCAGAGAAAACAGAAGAAACAGAGGAAGCAGAAGAGCAGGAGGAGGACGAAACTCTGACTGTAGGCTCCAGCTTTGAAAGTGGTGGACTGAAAATTACCATTGACGATGCGGACCTGGATTTTCAAGACTACGAAGATGATTATGGATGGAACACACCGTCAGACGGCATGAAGTACATAATGGCAGCGTTCACGTTTGAAAATACCGGAAAAGATGATGAATATGTAAGTTTGTATGACTTTGATTGCTATGCAGATAACGTAGAATGTGATCAAGAATTCAGTCTTGATGATGATGATTTTATTAACACTAACCTGTCTTCTGGAAGAAAGGTTTCTTTCAAAGCATATTTTGAGGTTCCGCAGGATGCAGAATCAATCGAGTTAGAATATGAAACAAACTTGTGGACAAGCGATAAAGTAATTATCAAATTACAGTAAAAATAAAGCCTAGGAGTATAATTCCTAGGCTTTTTACTTTATTATTCAGCTTTTGGTTTTTTTGCCAGTGCGATAACTGCCAGTACTACGTTGATAAGGCACCATCCAGCCCAAATCTGCAGGTCTACAAATGTTCCAGCTAAGAAAAATCCCATCAGTGCTGCAAGACCGAATAAAACGATCAAAGCGATGTTTCCACCGTTTTTCTCAGATTTCCGTGTCGCAATAGATACAATTCCACCTGCCAGCATAAGTAGAGCGACTACGATTCCTACACTTCCGCTGGCTTCGCCTGATTCTTCCAGTGCATTGCTTACACCAGCTGCGCAAGACTGAAAGCTAACAAGACAGAAGAAGATGATTGAAAAGATACCTGATACAAGTTTCCATACTTTCATTTCTGAATCCCCCTTGATATAAAATTTTCTATATAATCTTACCACGGAAGATGATTTTATTCAAGGATACAAGAAAATAAATTTATACTTGACTTTTGTTTGTGGGTACAATATAATTAAAATGTACCAAAAAGAGAGGGGGTGAACAAAATGGGAATCCCTAAAGGTACAAAACTGACAGATGCTCCTAAAAATCATACTTTAAAATTTAGGTATGATGATGAGACAGAAAAGAAACTGAATTATCTTTCTGAAAAGAAAAACATATCTAAAGCGGAAGTTATAAGAAAGGGCATCGAGATTCAGTACAATACAGAAAAAGAGTAATCGTTGAAAGTTTGGCAGCTTGCACGATTACTCTTACCACCCGCAAAAGGAGTGTATGTAAATTATAGCACTGCATACCTCCTTTTGTAAACCAATTATTTACAGAACAGGAGGTATTTTTATGGAACGAATCAACTGGAAATCTGAATACGAAACCCTAGAGAAAGTTGCATTTTCCTTAGAAATGGAATGTAGAAAAGAAAGTCTTCGCAAAATCATCAACGAATTGGCATCGGAAATTAATCTAGAACCCAAACTGTATGATATCGCAGATTTTCTGGCGAGGATGAACGGTAAAGCCATTGACGATAATGATGGTCAACCGGGATATAAACTTGTTTCCAAAGGAAAGGAGAGTGTTGCGTAATGGATAACAGACAGAAATTACATCAGATGATTGACAGTATCAGCAGTGATGGAACACTCGCCTATCTGGAAACCTTTATCAGACTGTTTATCGATAAATTTGTTTTCGATGGAGGGAAAGTCCATGAAAAATAGTATGCAGGTTATGTGTGCCACTCTGACTTCTATGGAAGTTGCAGAGATGGTGGAAAAGACACATGATAACTTAATAAAAGCCATCAGAAGGTACAGCAAATATATTGATGAATCCAATATTTCTTTAGATGCCGTCAAAAATGACGCGGTTAAAAACGAAATTGGAGATAACGCCGTCAAAAATGACGCGGTTGAAACGGAAGTAATCAATCTACAAGAATTTTGGACATCTGCACAGTATATTGATAGTAAAGGACAGACCCGCCCTTGCTACAACATCACCAAGAAAGGCTGCGAATTCATTGCTCACAAGTGTACTGGTAAGAAAGGAACCGTCTTCACCGCCCGGTATATAAACAGATTTCACGAAATGGAGCAGGAAATTTCCGGTAACAAGCCGAGAAAACGCCCGTCAGCTAAGAAACCGGTTCCGAAAGTATCGAATTGTCCGGCACCACCGGCAGAAAACTGGTACCGGAAGAACCGGTGGAAGATTAAAAGCTGTGTTCCGGGACTGTTTCAGTCGGAAAACCACTTCTTGAGTGACCTTTTCGACATCGTGAATTCAGAATATGACACAGTAAAGGCAGTGAAAATGTATGAGGAGCAGACAGGGAAGAAAGCGGAACGTGCGGTTGATTTACTAGATTTCTTCCCGGATATGGGGGAATTTGCACAGAATGTTCTTGATTATGTTTTCAAATGGCGTAAAGTCAACGGACTGGATCCAGATGATGTTGTAAAGAAGAAAGATGAATAAGGTTAAAAGGCCATCGTTTTTGAGCGGTGGTCTTTTTCACATTGCAATATTATCACTATATTATTGCAATAATATTGAAATATGATATAATAATAAAAAACAGGAGGTACGCCGATGAAAGAAGAAAACGATATGATCCAGTCCTACAAAGACAGGATCAAAAGACAGAATGATGCAGTAAAAAATAATTATGACAAGATATCCTGTACGATTCCGAAAGGGACAAAGGACAAAATCAGATCGCATGGATATTCGGTGAATACTTTTGTCAATGAAGCGATCAGACGGTATCTGGCATATCTGGAACCTGCGAAACCAGTAGAAGAGAAACAACAGTTTGTACTTAAAGACGGAAGAATAGCCAGAACGCCAGAAGAGATGAACGAATGGTTGCGTGAAAAGCAAGAAGAAGACACAAAGAAACTCGAAGAAGAGAAGTACAATGGATTCACTCAGGAAGAGTACCGGGATCTCACCAAGACTAAAGAGAAATTCGAAACAAATTTATAGCAAAAGACACCCATGCGGCATTACATGAGTGTCTTTCAACCATAATCAATATGGTTTTCTCCATGTAATTATACCATTATACTTTCAAAAATATTACTATTTTTTCAAAAAATCCCCTAGAAAAATCGCGCGTTTTAAGGGGATTTTTTGACGAAAAAATTTCTGCTCAAAAAAGATGTCACCCCAAAACCAGATGGCAAAAAATCTGGATCAAAATTTCCGTCCAATTTTGACTGCGTTTTATTTGGCTATTTATCTACTGTCTGGTTCACATGTCTGATAGCTGACACGATCACGGTACAGAATAATATGCTGCTGGCACAACCGAATTAACTACCGTTTCCACCATCCTGTCTCCTCAGTGATTTCTCCGTTGCAGTACCATTCAAAAGTAATAATATCACTTTCGTTTTTCCAGTTTTCGCGAATCACTGCATCTCCGTCATCTGAAGTATCTATAGCTTTTTCAGATTGTAAATATCCATTTTTAGAAAGGATTTTCGAACCTTCTTCATAATTCAGGCTTTCTAAATCTTTAATATTTATTTTCACAGTTTTCATTCTCCTTTATGCAAAAAATACAGGGTTTCCAAGTTCATCCAGGTCAATGATATGCATATCTGTCAAATAAGTGTTTCCACCGAAAACACAAGTCGGCACGTTTTCAAATACTCTTTTCCCACGCGAAATAGTATATTTTTTGTGAATATTATATACAGTTCCTGACATATTAAAATTAAAAGGCACATAGCAAGCCATATCAAGCCATATATTTTCTGTATAATCTTTTTCTATTTGCGCAATTTTCGCATTATCAATTCTAATCAGATCTTCATACCTGCCTAGCGAAAGAAAAGTTTTTGGATATAGAATGCCGTGTAAAATCTCTTCATTTTCACTTTCGTCTTTCCCGGAAATGTGCAGGCGCAAAGAAACATCAGTAACGATGTCTCTTTGAATAACTGATTTTACCCAGCCAACCACTTTATCATCTCCAGCTGGAAGACGGACCGGAAATCTATTTTTAAATTCTTCGCTTTCAGTTCCCAGCAGTCCACCTTTCCACGCAGTTTCGAAAACTGTATCTTTCGCGGTTGATTTTCCAGCCACGGATATTTTCAAATCATGATAAGTTTTCCAACCACAAGCTGCATGTACCATTCCTATCACTGTTGAATATGGTGGCAGCGGATAAGTCATTATTCTGTTTGTTCTGAACGCTGGAAGAGCGTAGCAGGCAGTAGCCTGATACGCTTCAACTAATACTGCATTCAATTAGCACCCCTCCATTTCGCAAAGAAAACCGTTTAAAATATCTTCATATAACTCTTCTGGAATTTCTTCTTCTTTTAACGGTTTTCTTAGCTTCTGAATATCTATTTCGCAAAGTTCACCGTATGGCAATCCAGCTTTCAACGCCGCTTCATGATTAAGAGCTGCGTCAATTGACTCAAGCGCCTCTTCTTTACTAAAACCCATTGCTACTACTTCATTTAAAAGATCTATTGTTTTTTTCATATTTTGTTCCCCCTGTTTGCTTTTTTTTGATTATACTATAGATTCGTTGCGCTGTCGATGTAAAAAACAACTTCTTGCACCTATTGAATATATGCAAAATCTCCTTGCATTCCTGCGAGTGCGATCAGGTCTTTTCTAATTACCTGTGATAATTCTCTGTTTGTCATGGTTCTCTTCTCCTTTCGTGCCCTGTCTCATCAGTGCAGGTAGGGCAACTCCTGCAGACGCCCGGAGGCGTTTCGACTATTCAATTGTTGTATTAGTCCATATTCCAAGTATTTCCCGGAATTTGTTTTCTTGATCAACGCAAAAATCCCCGTCTTTCAAGTGAAAAATAGCATATTCTCCATATTTTTCATTGAGATCCTGCACAAAATTATAAAATCTTTCGAACTCTTCCAGGTCTTCTATATGAAGTATGTAGCGTTTTATTTCTTTGTTTGGCGCATTGTAATTTTCAAAGCTCCACGGATTATTAGAAAGTAATTCAACTCTCGCTTTGCTCTTTCTATCGTCCTGGGTTTTTCTGTCTAACATCGAAAATAATGCCCAATTCATAAATTTTGTATAATCTTTCATATATTTTCCCTTTCTGGTCTGCCATCATCAGCACCGGGAGACCGTCCCGCGGTGGACGCCCTGCGCGGGCGTTTCGGCTGTTAAAGGTCTTTTTTTCTCTTCACATCTTCAACAGTATGCTGGAATTTTGCGACATAAGCATAAGCCTTTCCATTATCTTCCGGGATGTCATATCCGTTTTCTTTCAACAGTTCTGCAGCTGTCTGTAAATAATGGCTTCCGTATCCGTAAGTTATTTCAGATTTTAAAACTTCACCGTTCACAAAAACTTTTACAGTGTGATAAGTATTACCATAACTTCTCTGGAACCATCTTTTACCCTTGATTTTCATAGTATTAATTTTTTTCATATCTTTCACCTTTTCCGGATCTGTGTTATAATAGATCCGCCTTTCAATATTATTTTTGTTTGGTGGCGTCCGGTCGGTTGCTAGCTTCCCGGACGTCTTTTTTTTATTTGCTTTTGTTTTCCTGTTGCTATGGTTATATAGTACACTATGCAAGGCACAAAAACAATTGACATAATAGACAAAATGCAAGGCACAAAGCACACTTTTGTTGTGCATAAATGTAAGGCACAAAAAACAATACTATATATAATAAGCAAGGTGAAAAAGAAGCATTGACATACAAGGCACAAAATGCTATTATGTAGTAAAAGCACGGGAGGTAGCGAGATGGAAGAAAGAAAAACAACAGAAGCTAAAAGAAAAGCGATATATAAATACGACGAAAAATTCGAACGTGTCAATTGTAGATTCCAGAAAGGGACAAAAGAAAGAATCTCTAAGATCGGATACAAAAGCGTAAATGATTTTATTAAATTAGCAGTTGCTGAAAAACTGGAGCATGACGAAAAAATATTAGACAAGGCACAAAATGTTATTATATAACCACAAAGGAAAACAGAAAGGGGAATTGAAAATGAATAGAACAGACATGAAAAAATACAAGAAAACGTCAGAAATATCTATTTCTGAATGTTACATGGGAACAAAGGACTGCGGGTCCTGTATGCACGCTTTCCCAGGTAGTTACTCTCTGGATCTGAGCAGCACTGATTGCGATGGGAGCGAGAAAAATATTTGCATGATGTGCAAAAAGTAAAAATGGGAAGGGAAAAAGACGGGTTGTAGCGATCCGTCTTTTTTGGTACTTTCTTGTACTCGATACAGCCGATGAATGAAAATCGATCACCTACAAAACACGCGCAAGCCATTATAAATGCTGCATTTCCAGTATATGTATGAATGCATACAGTACAACCCATAGTACAGCCTATAGTACACACAATCCCCAAAATGGCAAAAAAGAAAGTGGATAGAAAGAAAGACAGAAAAAGACAAAGAAAGAAGCAAAGAAATAGAAAAAGAATAGAAAGAAAGATTATAAAGAAAAAATATATATAATACTACGTTGTCTATATAATAAAATATATATATAATAAAACAAAGAGGGAAGAAGCGCCCGCGTATAATAATTTTTGTTTATTTATTTTTATATAATGGCACACAAGGGAAAATAAATTTTTAAATTGGGTATTGCGTTTTTTTTGTTCCTGGTGTATAGTTGACTCAACGGAAAACAGAAAAGGGAATTGATTAGGACATGCAGCAACCAGTTGACACACTGGGAGCAATCGAAAGCGAGGGATCACAACAGGATCCTGAAGACCTTAGAGCATAGACCAGAAAGCGATCAGAACTCATCAACCTGACAAGTAACATTGTTGGATTGATGAGTTTTTTTATTTGCAGATCAGAAAGGAGGTTGAGATCATGGCAAGAAAAAGAAGAACAGTAGCGGGACCAGATGATCCCAGACGGTTGACAGATCCGAGAAATATACCGATCGAGTACAACAACATCGAAGTTACCGTAAATAACCTTGAGAGACTTGCGGAAGACATCCTTTTCGACTGCTGCGAGGAGACAGACACGGATCCTACTGAGATACCGCCGAGCATATGGCTGTATACACTTCTGGAGATCAATGAAAAGCTGTTCCGGGAAAACAAGAGCATGTTGAGAACCTTCCCGACAGGTTGTGACGAATATAACAGAGAAAGAGTTTTGAAAGCATATGAAGTATATAAAAAGCTATGTGTAAAACACAAGCAGCAAATAACAATAAAAGGCTTTTCTGATATGACTGGGATTAGCACACAGACCATTTATAACTGGGATGTAGACAGTAAATACAATACTGTTGGGTATGGTAGTAGTAGTATATCATCAAGTATAAAAAGTTTAGACCTCGCAAAAACTATAAGAAGAGATAATGAACAGTCATTAGAAGCACTTCTATTGGACAAGAGCATCAACCCAGTAAAGCCACTGGCAATCCTGAATCGTAACCATTTATGGAATATGCCAGGAGTTACCAGAGAAACAGCACCGAAAAGAGCACTGTCAGCGGATCAGTTACCGCAGCTGGGTGGCTCAGAAGTGTGCAAAATCAGCCAAAACGATGCAAAAAGCAGTGAGTTTTTGAAGGTGGAAAAAGATGCACAAAAACCTTTACCAGAATTGGTAGAGGTGCATGAAAATGTACAGTGATCTATAGAACAAACAATGATTTGTCGTATAGATTAGATGCGAAATCGAATACACATATGATCATCAGCTAAAGGGGGCTGGGGGGTCTGGTGGAAATCGAAAAACCGCCTTACTTAGTCCTCCAAATTCCCGAAAAAATAAAAAGGGGTATGCTATGGAAAGTAAGAAGAAAAGAGAATACGGTCCAGATGACTACCTGTTAGAAATGCCAAGCGGTACAAAATGCATCGTAAAACGTTCTAGCCAAAAGTATGACGAGCAGAAAAATGTAGTGAAATTCAAGACTTTGAATGATGGATATATAGAAATTCCTAGTGGAGCATTCATCCTGTCGAAATATAGTCCACTTTTTGATCCGAAGAAATCTCTTGATTCGTATATGTCTCGAAACTATCCAGAACAAGAGATAATATATGGCGAAAAACATTGGCTTCCGATGTGCATTGTTCAGACTAAGGACGGAGTATTTCATATTGAAGCAGATGAGATAACAAAGGATCCAGGGAATCAATTCATGTATATTTCGTTGAAAGGAAAAATCGTTGCTGCATTCAGAAAAGACAGTGTCCAGTATGTATACAAATTCACGTAGGGAGGTTTTGAACACATGAGAATCGCCGGAAAAGAAATCAATGATGAATGCACCAAATGCGGAAAATTCCTTGAGTGCGAATTGTTCCGTCAGGGACACGGGATCCGGCAGGAACGAACAAATGTGGTGCAAATGTTTTCTTGTCAGATGAAGCACAGGGAGAAGAGAAATAAGTAGATTGATGTTGATTTTTGCAAATTTCATTATAGTGATTGCATGTTTTGGGATTGATTTCCGATTTAGGAGAGTGATGAAATGAAAGTGTATGTGATTACAAGTGGCGAGTATTCTGATTATTGCATCCGAGCAATTGCGTTAAGCAGAGAAAAAGCCGAACTGATATGTGCAATTCTGAATAGATCAAAAAGATATTATGGCAACGTAGCTACAATTGAGGAATATGACACAGACGAAATTCAATGTGATACCAATGAGGATGTTGGTTTATGCTATGAGGCAGAGCTTGATTACAAAACATTGAAAAATATATATTGGGCGGAACCATTTTACTCATTTGCTAGAGATGAAATTAAAAGAAAACTTTTGGACCATAAGTACGGAATTCTAATAACTGCCACATTTCCAAAAGAAATGCCTCGGGAAAAGGTTCGAAAAATCATGTGCGACAGAGTGACTGAGTGGAAAAAAGAAAAAAATGTTTGTAGGAAGTCAGGCATCATGGAATGCTCATGCAATGGCTTAGGTTCTTGACGGTACAATCTTCTTCCAATGCATCTCTGGATTGCTTGTAGCGGACTGTATATGACTCATAGGATTTATTCTATTCCCTTTCATTTGTGGTGAAAAATGAATAGTCAGTAAAGACTTTAAAATCTCCAACTACTGTTTGAGGAAAAAAGAACAGCGTGTAGATTGGCGGTAACACGATAGGAAACTTAAATAACCGCATAGTGTAGCGCACAACACGATAAATAATGCTGCTAACCGTCCTGGAGACGGTTGAGGGATGTAGCTCAGTGGTAGAGCAGCTGGCTTATATTCAGCGTGTCACAGGTTCGATACCTGCCATCCCCATTGCAGTTTGGCATACTGCAATAAGTACTCCTTTTTATATTTAATTTATCCGCAGATGTGAAATTCAACCCTGTCTTTTTCAAAAGGATGACCGTTAAAGGCGGTAAAACACCGGGTAGCTGTCACCTATCCGGTAGTTCTTGGCAGGTATGCAAGTGGTCAAAGCAAGCCGACTGTAAATCGGTTCCAATTGGTTCGTGGGTTCAAATCCCACCCTGCCAACTTCCGGGCGGTGGCTGACGGAAAATAACTGTTGTCATAACCTGATTTAACCGATACAGCCACAAAAATGTCGTCATAGCTCAATTGGAAGAGCAACTTTTCTTTTAATCCTTTCTTAGAGTAGGTTCCCGGTTCGAATCCGGGCGGCGACTTCACGCAACAGTCAGCGTGAGTGCTTTTAGCTGCAAAGTTGCACTTAAAAAAGAATTGTAGCGGCATAGGGTACTTTTGACGGGGGTATCCTATGGACATGGACACATGGTCTAATGGAAAGACACCGGCTAAAAATTCACCTCGTCTGCCGGGATAGCGGTTCGATTCCGCTTGTGCCTACTTGCTGTCGATGTGGAAACCACACTTTCTTTTGAAATGTTCTTTCTGGTGGTATCGGTTCGAATCCGAACGACAGCTTTTCAGTTTTCACGGTTTCTGAAAGCAGTTACTTTTTGTCATTTTCATAAAATCTCCTTAAAAGTGAAATTTGGTAAGTTCCTACGTATACAGAAAAAACCGTGATTTATCGTTATAGCTTAACGGCAAAGCAGTAAAAGGATCCCTCTCTTTTAAAGATTCCGGTTCGAGTCCGGATAACGGTTTTCAAACATGGTCAACTCAGTGAAGATGGATTTTTCAGTCCTGCTGAGATGCAGCGGTGAATAAGTAAGGTTGATTCGGGATACTGGGTCAACCGATACTTTCTACCGGGAGTGATTCCAGTGGAGAAGACGGGAACCCGTCAACAATGCCCTGCAGTGTATCATCATAGAGAGGTCAAAAGCAGGATCCTTGTGGTCAGCGATGAATAGACGCCTGCGGTGCAGGAATAATCCAGTTTGGTGAGCGGTGTGAGAGACCACGGACCGGCTGGAAAACTCAAACAAGCTGATTTGCCTTGAACCTGAGAAATCGGGGTATAACACAAGAAATCTGTTAAAGTAGCGGTATGGCACAGATGCGATATTTCTTTTGAGAGAGATGCATAGTCTCTTTAAAATAAAGATATTCTGAAAGAACCGTGAAATTTACGGGTATCAATCCCGTGTGTGCTTTGACAGCGGTAAGAAGCCAAGGGTCGCAACCGGAAGCTCAGACTTATCGTCGCACTGGCCGAATATGATTCCTACTATGATGGATAATGGGAAACCATGACTGTGTTTGAAAAAAACTTTATTTTAATCAACATTTTGTATTTGTAGTACCTATTTCAAGTAAAAATGTGAAAAGTGGTGTTTTAGCTGCGGAGTCACCAAAAAAAGTTACTTTCTCAGAGTTACAGACGGATGTGTCTAAAGAACCGTAGCGGCACGGGAAACTGTTTTCAGACTTGCAGATTCCCGTGGACATGGGCGTGTAGTTCAGATGGCAGAACGGTGGAATTTGATTCTATAGGTCGGTGGTTCGAATCCACCTGCGCTCACTACAAAGGAAAAGGAGAAAAAACGTGATTTTTGAAAAGATCTATTTTCTGATAAAACAAAAATTCTGTAAGCATAGATTCAGGAAACACTTTGACACACACAAGCGGGAGTATATCTGCAAATGCGTGAAATGTGGAAAAACTATGACTTACGATGCGAAAGGGTATTGATATGGACAAATCGGGGGAAGAAATGAAAATCAAAGAAAATATCCTGATGAACCTTGACCGGATGGCACAACTGGCAGAATCTGGATACACGGTGACAATCAGGAAGATTAAAGACGGTGTAAAAATTACAAGTCACAAGGAAAGGGTGGTAAAATAAATTTTATGAAAATATGTGATGCTGTAAGGCTATGTAAGACATACGGAGAGAATACAACTTTAGCGGAATTGTTGAAAGAAATACAGGGAAATAAAATCCATAAATGTCCAAAGTGTAGTGGAACTGGAAAAATCACAAAGAAGCGCAATAAAGCTCAGTACTGGGAATGCTGCGACGATTACGAGTATTACGATGTGGAATGCGACCTTTGCAACGGACAAGGATATACAGAACATATGTATAAACCTAAAATGATTCAAGATGGATGGGAGCAGGAGAATTAATGATGAAAAAAGCAATGTTGAGTCAGCCGATGGCTGGAAAAACGGATGAAGAAATCGTAGCAACAAGAGAGAAAGCAATTAAGGTTCTTAATGAAAAAGGCTACGAGGTTGTAAATACTCTCTTTACAGATGAATGGTATAGCAATAAATCTATGAAAGAACGTGGAGTAGTACAGATTCCGTTGTGCTTCCTTGCTAAGTCACTGGAAAATATGTCTCTGTGTCATGCAGCATATTTCTGTAAAGGCTGGGAGAATGCAAGAGGATGCAAGATTGAGCATGATGCTGCGGTTGCTTATGGATTGGATATTATTTATGAGGAGGATTAATCATGATTATTACAGGAATGAACCACTTTCAGAATGTGTGCCAGAAAAAGTTGGTTGAATGGTACAAGAAAAACAGACCAGGTACAGAAATCAATCTTGGAGATGTGTTTATTGTATGGTCCTGCAAAACGCTGCAGAACTATAAATGTCTGGCGTCCACAACAATCAGCGGAGACGGTATCTATGCTGAATATACTTACAATGGAGATAAACAGGAACTGTATGAAGATGTGTATGGAAAGATCACAAATACACGGCATACAGAGGAATAAAGGTGATACCATGGGACGAAAATGTATACTAGTGGACAGAGAAAAGTTCACAAATGCAATAAATGATTACTGTCAGCATAAAATCACGATGGCGGTTGCCTGTAAAAGAGCAGGAATGAGTGAACCAACGTTCAGAAAGTACCTGCGGATGTGTTGGTTGGGACAGCCGTTACCGGAAGAACTGTTTGAGCGAAAAAAATAAACACAGAAGCCAATGCCCGGATGCGGACATGGAACGGAGAGGTGTCTCTTAACTTTTTTATTTGAGTTAGGAGGCACTTTTTTACGTTATGGCAAGTGAGTACCTGATAAAGACGATAAATGGATATGAGGACTATATACGGCGGCACGGGATAGATGAACAAGTTCTTGATGCGTATGCTTTGGCAGCTCAAACAGCTATTCTCGAAGAAAAAGATATCAAGTATGGAACGAAAATATCTTCAAGAGCGAAAAATATTATTAATCAGCTGATTTATAATCAAACAGGCGGAGGAACGTTCGGGCAATTGGAAGACTTTGCACAGAAAAATAAAACAGAATTCAGCTTGATTAATACATATTACAACATTTTAAAGACAGAAGCTCCACAAATTCTTGACAGCTACATGTTGTATGTTGAAAAGAACAGAAAACGTAGAGATCGTTTTTACGAGCCAAGAAGAAAAACACTGAAGTTAGTAACGGACAAGTTGCAAATGCTTGAAGATGATGAATTGGATGAACTTTTTGTTCATATGCCGGCACGAGTTGGCAAATCGCAGGAATTAACCCTTGCAACTTCATGGAAATGTGCTAGAAATACAGAAGCAAGCAACCTCTATGTAACTTATAAAGAGGGGCTTGGAGGAGCCTTTCTTGAAGGTGTAATAGAAATCTGGACAGATCCTATTTATTGCTTTTCCGATGTGTTTCCAAAAGCAATTATTGTTGACACGGATGCTAAAAATAATAAAGTAGATCTGCAAAGAAAGAAAAAATATAAATCTCTTTCTGGAAAAGGACTTACAGCAGGTCTAAATGGTGAGTACGATGCGTATGGATGGCTCATTATTGATGATATCTTAGAGGGAATACAGGATGTATTAAATCCAGATATTCTCCGAAGAAAGCAGATTATCTTTGACAACAACGTCATGAAACGAAAAAAAGAAAAATGCAAGGTTATCTATAATGGTACGATATGGAGTTTGCAAGATATTTATATGGATCGGCGCGATTTCCTGGAAAATAATCCGGAAGCGCAAGATATACGATGGGATGTTTTGAAGATACCTGCTTTGGATCCAGTTACGGATGAAAGCAATTTTGATTATGACTATGGAGTTGGTTATTCAACCAAATATTACAGAATTGAAAGAGCTAAGTTCGAAGAAAACGATGATATGGCAGGATGGTACGCACAGTGTCAGCAGGAACCGATTGAACGTGATGGTGCTGTTTTTAATTCGGAACATATGAAATTTTACAACGGTGTTTTACCGGCGGAAGAGCCGTACAGAATATGTGCTGCATGTGACGTAGCGCTCGGCGGAGAAGATAATCTAGCATTTGCGGTAGCATACATGTATGAAGACGGATCTGTATATATCGACGATGTTATATTTGACAGTTCCGAAAAGAAAGTCACAAAACCAAAAGTAGTTAATATGATTATTGAACATAATGTCGGAAGTGCTTTTTTTGAATCCAACCAAGGAGGAGAAGGGTACAAAGATGAGGTCGATTCACTTTTAAAAGAAAAAGGAAGAAAAATAAACCTTGTCTCAAAATATGCGCCGACTTCCATGAGAAAGGCACAACGAATATGGGATAAAGCTGGTTCTATAAGAGAATGGTACTTCAGAGACACTGGGTGCAGAAACAAAGAGTATCGAAATTTCATGAGAAACCTGTACTCATTTACTATTAAAGGGAGAAACCAGCATGAAGATGCTCCAGACTGTCTTGCTTCACTTGCCTATTTTATCGAAGGAACGTGGGAACCGGCAAAAATAGAACCAATAAAAAATCCATTCAGGGGAGGATATTAACATGGACACAAAAACATACTTAAACCAGATCGCTGTTTTGAATTCCGTAATCCGGAACAAAACGGAAGAATTGCAGCAGTTAAAAGGGATGACGGTATCAATATCGACTACACAGAAAGAAGTCAACGTACAGGTAACACCTGACAAGGACAAGCTTGGCAGAGCAGTGGCTGAAATCGTAGATCTTGAAAACGATATCAGTGAAATGATAAGTCAGGCTCTGGAACGTAGAAGACAGATTACTACGGAAATCAGTAATCTGCAAAATAAAAATCAGTACGATGTACTGTACAAACGGTATGTCCTTAGGAAAGACTGGAATCTGATTTGTGTGGAGATGGGCTATTCATTCAGAAACGTGATGTCTATCCACGGGAAAGCATTGAAAAGTTTTGAAAAGCTGTTCGGAGAGAAATATTTAGCACAAAAATGCACATAAATGCACATTTTTTCATCTGTTCGCAGAAAAATTGACCTGATATAATAATAATCAGATAAAAAGAAATTTTTATCCACCAATCAATCCCCCTTGATGTTGAAAAGCGCGCTTTGCAGTTATGCAGGGCGCGTTTTTTGTGGAGAAAATCATGAAAGAGTATAGAAAAAAGACGATTTACTGCCCAGAGTGTGGCAGAAAAGTAGGAATGTACGATGGAAGATCGCAGATTGATAAGTCTTATCTCTGTAAGAAATGCAACAAAAGAATCGTATATCGTGTAGAGAACGGAAAAGTAGAAGTAAAAAAGCGCGCAGATCGGACAACGAGCAGCGGAATGGTATTTGGAGTGTAAGAAATGGAACAGAATAAAATGTTTTTTCATGAACTTGTGAAGGGCAATTACGGAAGAAAAATTGCATATGCGGACGTAGAAGAAGTTAATGAGAAAAACATTCTTGATATTGTCGGAGATACACTTGGGACTTTCTACTACAACAAAAAGATCGCTGATTATCTGTGGAGATATTATAAAGGCGATCAGCCGGTGCTGTATCGAACAAAGACCATCCGTAATGATGTAAACAATAAGATTTGCGAAAACCACGCATATGAGAGTGTGCAATTTAAAGTTGGCCAGTCTTACGGCGAACCGATGCAGTGTGTCGGAATTGTTAAAGAAGATATAAACGAGGTTGTTGATAAATTCAACACCTATCTGAGACTGGCGCATAAACATGCAAGAAATATTCGGTGTGGTGAATGGCAGTCCGCAACAGGAACAGGATTCTTGGCGGCACAATTTGTAAAAGACAAAAAAGCAAATGTGCCATTCCGCATTACTGTGCCAACACCGATGAATACTTACATAATCTACTCTTCTATTACGGACGAGCCACTTGTATCCGTACAGGAATTAAAAAACGAAAAAGGGGAATGGTATAAAGCGTGTCACACAGCCACACATCAGTGCATTATCCTGAATGGAAAAGTGAAGGACTGGAAACTTCACGCTTTTGGCGGTATTCCGATTGTAGAATACCCAAACAACTTCGAGAGAATTTCAGATATCGAACTGGTAATCAGTATGTTTGATGCTCTGAACGAGATCCAGTCCAACAGAGCAGACGGCATTTCTCAATTTGTTCAGTCATTTATTAAGTTTGTCAATTGCACGGTTGACAAAGAGACGTTCGAACAGATGAAAACGAACGGTGCATTTGTTGTAAAATCCAACAATGCTGAAAACAAGGCTGATGTCGATATCATGAGCCAGGAATTGAACCAGACGGAAACGCAGGTTGCAAAACAAGACCTGATGGACAATATCCTGCAGATTCTTGCGATTCCAAAACTGGAAGGGAATACCGGAGGAGACACGCAAGGAGCCGTCCAACTTCGTAACGGATGGGACATGGCGAAAACCCGTGGAAAATTAAAAGACCCTATTATTCAGGAATCTGAACAAAGACTGAATGAAGTAATCCTGAACATTATCAGGGTTCAAAAAGGGAAAGACGATTGTCCTCTTGATATCAGCCAATTCGAGGTTACGATCAATCACAGTCCAATGGACAACATGCTGGTAAAAGCGCAATTCCTTGACTATTTGCTGAAAGATGGCGTACATCCGAAGATTGCATTTGAAAGAAGCACCCTGTTTGCAGACAGTGAAAAAGCATACAATCTGTCAAAACCGTATCTGGATGTGCTGTATAAGACATTGGAAGAGGTGGAAAGAGCGCAGAAACAGGTGCTTGAACAGCAACAAAGCCAGAATCAGATAAAGGATAATCAGGAATGAGATATCACGACATTACAAAAGATGATATGAAAAACGGGGACGGCTTACGGGTTGTCCTCTGGATGTCCGGGTGTTCCCATCACTGCCCGGATTGTCAGAACCCGGTTACATGGGATCCGATGGACGGGCTACCATTCGATGCGGATGCGCTTCTGGAAATCGAGGAACAGCTTCAGAAGGACTATATCGAGGGGATTACCTTATCAGGCGGTGATCCAATGTATATTGGAAATCGGAATGACACATTAATATTGTGCCAATACATCAAACGAGTGTTTCCGAAGAAAACGATTTGGATGTATACCGGGTACTGGTATGACGATATCAAAGATCATGAAATCATGAAGTATGTAGATGTTCTGGTAGATGGAACATTCGTCAAGGCACTGAAAGACAATACCTTGAAATGGCGAGGAAGTTCCAATCAGAGGGTTATCAACGTACCGGAATCAAGACAAATGGATAAAATATGTCTTTTATGCGATTAAAAGATAAATCAGACAATCACAGATCATGTGGTTGTCTTTTTTATATAAAAATGCATTCTCACGCGTTAGATGAGAAAAAGTTAAATCCATGCTGATAGAACAGCGACAAAAAATGTAGATTGCACGGAGGTAATAACAATGACAAGAGAACAGGCAAAGAAAAATTTGATTGCATTAGGAATTGCAGAACCAACGGAAGATCAGGTTTCTAACTATCTGAATCAGTTCCATGGCGATGTAGAACCACCAACACCAAATCCAGCCCCAAATCCAACACCGAACCCAAACCCGGCACCAGCCCCACAGCCGAATCCGACACCGACACCTGGAAATGCAGATCTGAATGAAATAGAGAAGCTGCAAAAACAGATTGTGGATCTTCAGAAAGAGAATGTCAAAAAAGATATTCGTGCATATGCAGCTGAAAAGGGACTGACAGGGGAACAGACTGAAAAAATTCTCGGTGCATTACAGGATGATTTAGAAGTTGCAAAAACTGCAATCGATTCCATGTCACAGATTATCTCTGATAAAGAAACTGCCGCAGCTCAGAAAAAAGAGCAGGAAATCGCCAAAGGAAGCATGAATCCGGGCGGTGGAACTGGCGGCACACACAAAGGTGATGAGAAGCCAGAAGATGTGAAAAATGCTGAATCCATCTATTTTGGCGAAAAACAGGGTGAACAGTCTATGAAGGACTATTACCTGATGAAGTAAGGAGGACAACATGGGAAAACCAATTGTAAGAGAGTTTACACAGGGAAAAGGAATTTTGAAATTTTTTCCGTATGAGGGCGCAGCATGTGTGGTTCCACAGACTGCAGTAACAGCAGCTGACGAAAACGGAATGAAAATCGTAAAAGCTGGAACACCGTACCCGTCTAATGATGCAAAGTGCCTTGGATATCTTCTGGAAGATGTAGATGTTACTCAAGGCGATGCACCTGGAACATATGTATACCAGGGAACTATCGACTGGGAAAAGGTAAAAACACTTTCGCCGACTATTGCAGATGCAGCTAGAAAAGCAACTCCTAGAGTTACATTTTACGGTGCACCACAGATTACAGAATAATCCAGGAGGTATATAAACCATGGCTTTACCATTAAGAGAAGCATTTACTGCCAGAAGCCTTGAAGTGATGTGGGATAACTACAAAGCATCCCTCGCACTGCCACCGTATCTTGGCAGACAGAAATTTGGAACAACAAAACAGGATTCTCTCAGCATCAGATACATTATGGGAGAAAATTCACAGCCTATCGCATTAAAAGCATCCAACTTTGATGCACAGGCTCCACTGAGAGACGTTGGTGGATTCCAGGATATCCAGAACAAAATGCCGTTCTACAGAGAGTCCTACATGACCACTGAGGAAGAGGAACAGACATATGCTGATTACCAGGCAGCTGAAAATTCCAGACTGGCAAACCAGGTACTGAGACAGATCAGTAAAAAACCTATGATGCTGATTCAGGGTGCAATGGTGGTTCCTGAGAGACAGATTTGGGAACTTCTGGCACCGGCTGACGGTGTGCCGAAAGTAACTGTCAATATCGAAGGCAAAAAGTACGTTATTGATTACACAGCGGACAACGGAACGAAGCACAAAACAGATCATTTCATCGAAATCTCCGGTGAAACAGACAAGTGGACAGCATCCGCAACAGCAACGCCACTGGCGGACCTGATTAAAGCCAGAAGAGAGTTTGCAAAGAAAACCGGATATTCTCTGACAAGATTCTCCATGAATACAGAGACATTCGAAATGATTCTGAATGCGGAAGACACCAAAAAACAGGTTCTGGGAATCACTGCCTACAACGGCGGTATCAGAGTGAGACAGGAAGATGTTCTGGCATATCTGAGAGGATACGGAATCGAAATCGAAGTGTACGACAAGATGTACGTTGATGAATCTGGCGTTACTCAGTACTTTATTCCGGCTAACATTATCTCCTGCCAGTCCGCAGGTGTATACCTCGGAGATTACATCTTCGGAAGAACACCGGAAGAAAGAAGCGGTGACAAAGCAACAGGAAATCTGTCTATCGTAGAAACTGGTATCTCTGTTTACACATATGCGACAGATCATCCGATAAATACACACTGCATCGTATCTATGATCGGTCTTCCATCTTTCGAGGGAATGAACAGTGTTGTGGTCATGAAAGTAGCGTAAGGCGGTGCGTGTATGATTGCAGACCATTTAATGAAAGTGAATGGTCGGTGGTATAAAGCGGGAGAAGAGGTTTCCAAATCTCCCGTTGACAAACCATCACCAGAAAAAACCAGATACACAAAGACAGAAATCAACAAGATGAATGTTTCAGAGCTTCGGAGATTGGCAGCTGAAAACGGTGTCAAAGATCCAGAAAGCATCAATGGAACAGACCTGAAATCTTATTTGATTTCTACATTTGGGCTGTAAGGAGAAGAAATGGAAGTAACAGAATCAATCAAGAATTTGGCAACTGAATATTTTGATGACGTTCCGGAATTAAAAGGTCAGATTCCGCCGAAACTTCTGGTTGATTTTGCTATACGAAAATATAAGCAGGTCAGAAATTTCCCAAAAGGATATACGGAAGAACAGGTTGGAAGTGATCTTGAGGAAAACAAGTCCATTATCGCTATGGCAGTGGTGGATTTGTATCTGAAGACAGGAGCTTTCGGTGAGACTTCACACAGCGAAAATTCAACAACACGTTCCTGGGAAAATGCTTATATATCAAGTTCAATATACAGCGATGTACTACCATATGTACATGCTTTATAAGAAGAATGTGCGTGATTGTTCGGATGCTTACATCTGGACGGTTGCAGGGCATCAGTCATTACGGGCGGTGGGCAGACTGATTTACAAAAGAATATGGAGAAAACATGCGTGAAATAATATTACAGACTTATATCGTTTCTCTTCCAATTCTTCTTGGGTATATCGTGTGGTTGCTGAAAAATCAAAAGAAATATAGAGATGCAAACGGGAAAGGCACTATGTTGCTTTTGAAGATTCAGCTGATTGAATATCACTCAAAGTACACAGAAGCTAGATATATTCCGTCTTACGCGTATCAAACGTTTTGTGAAATATACGAAGCGTATCATGCGCTTGGAGGAAACGGGCTGGGAACGAAAATGAAAGAAGAAATTGACGAACTTCACATTAGGAAAAAGTCGAGTGGAGGTGAGAATTAATGGATATTTCAACAATGGGAACAGTAGTTGCTATCGTAGTCATCACATACCTGATTGGACTTGGTGCAAAACTGTGTCCAAAGATCAAAGACAATGTGATTCCGGTGATCGTAGGAGTTGCAGGTGGAATCCTTGGTGCGGTAGGAATGTATGTCATTCCTGATTTTCCGGCACAGGATATTATGAACGCAGTAGCTGTCGGTATCGTATCTGGATTAGCCAGCACAGGTGCGGATCAGGTTGTAAAACAGACCAAAAAGGCAAAAGAAGAATGATCGCGCTGCAAGCGAACAAACAGAGTATGAAATACCTGATTCCAGGAAAGTCGGAACCTGTTTATGAAACGGACGATGATGGAAATATCAAATACATTATCGTAGACGGAAGACAGGAGCCGATTGTGACAGGAGAGTATCGAACTGACGGTGAAATCGTTGACTTTCGAGCAAACATCAATTCTACTCTGACAGAAGCATTTATCCGTGCATTCGGCGTAGATGATTCGTCAGACAAAGCAACGATTGTGAGTACAAAGAATTTTCTTCCATTAAGAGTTGGAATGAGGATCTGGAAAGATTCAGAAGTTTTGTATAAGAACGAAACAGTAGATGCGGATTCAGCTGATTACGAGGTAATTGGTGTGAACACAGAAGCATTGAATGAGGATTGTTTCTTACTAAAAAAACTTTTGCACAATGGGGGTGACTGACTGTGAAAAAGATATCTTTTGGATTGTCTGTAAAAAGCATTCAAAACGCTATCGAAGAAATTGAAGATTATCAGAGATCTTTCAATAAAAAAGTGGAGGAATTCGTCACCGAACTTTCCAAGTACGGAAGAATCGTAGCTATGGAAAAAGTACAGGAATCTCCACTTGGAAAGACAGTCACCCTGCGATGTGAAACTGCGCCGGAAGAAATGGGGTGCAAAGCCATCCTGATTGCTACGGGAGAATTAAAACAGGCAGAAGAACACGAACCATTTTCAACATTGCTGGCAATCGAATTTGGAGCAGGTATTTTTCACAACAAAGTACCGAATCCAAAAGTAAACGAAATGGGATACGGTGTCGGAACATTCCCGGGGCAGGTTCATGCGTTTGAGGATGGATGGTATTACCTCGGAGACGATGATAAATGGCACTATACGCACGGTGTTAAAGCAACAATGCCAATGTATAATGCAAGTGTAGAAATGGCGAAAAACGCCAAAAGAATTGCGAGAGAGGTGTTTGGAAATGGATAATTCGTGGGTTTTTGACTTAGAAACGCGGATTTTCTCTATTGTCAGTTCGAAAGTGAGTAGAAAGTTGAAAGAGAAATATCCAAACATCTTTTTCACAACAACTTCAAGTCCGAAAGATGTTACCACAAAGTTTCCTACCGTGTACATCCATGAGATGCCGGGTTCAGAATCTGGAATCACAAAGGAAAGGGATAAAATCAACGGAATCTCGTATGCAATGCAGATTGAAGTGACAACAAATGTTTCACAAAAAGAAGCAAAAACGGTACTGAAAGAGGTCGCATTTGCTTTTAAAGAAATGGGATTTGAAATCAACAGTTTCCCAGAAGCAAGTAACGGAACTTCTTATTACCGTAGCATCATGCGTGTAAAAAGGAACATAGGATCAAAAGATGTACTGTAGACAGAGCCTTAAGGCTCTTTTTTTATTTGCCAAAATGGCAGAAAGATAGGTGAAAACATGGCTATTACAAGTTATAAATCAAGGGTAATCTACAAAGAAATGACAGAAACTGACCCTACAAAAGCGGATTTCGCAGGTACTTATAACCTTCTGTGTGCTGCTAAAAGTATTCCGGCACCGGTATCAGCCCCAAACACGGTAGAATCCACCACACTGGAAGACGATGCGCAGACATTTAAGAAAGGTGTCAAAACATCTGACTCCAAAGAGTTCACCGGAAACCTGGAAAAAGAGTATCTGGATAACATCGATAATCTTGGTGATAAGAGTCTGTGTATTATGCAGCTGTATGGAAACGACGGAATCGGTGGTGAAGCAAAGTATGCTTATGTCGGACAGGCTTCTGCTACACCGAACGATATCGGCGGAGTTGACGAAATCGTAGAAATGGGTGTAACACTGATACCGAACACGGTAGCAAAGAAAGTTACAGACAACTACACTATCGTGGATAATAAAGACGGAACATTTGCAGTAACAAAAAAATCGTAAGTCTCCAGAGTGAGTCAGCGACTACTGGGGACTATGTCTACAATTACGCTGGCGATTAGAGAAAAGGAAAAGGGCGGTCTTCGGATCGCCCTTCCCGTATTTTACGGAAAGGGAAGGAATAAATGAGAAGAATCGTTATTAATGGAAGAGAATACACAGCAAAACCGTTTGACTTTAACATGATCTGCGATCTGGAAGATCTTGGAGTATCTATCGAAGATATTGAGAGAAAGCCAGTATCTATCGTAAGAGCATATGCAGGAATTTGCATGGGAAAATCCGCAAAAGAAAGCGGTATCGAGATTCAGGAGCATCTGTTAAACGGCGGCAGCTTTGACGATATCATGAAAGTTATCAGCAAAGAAATGGAAGAATCTGATTTTTTTCGCAACCTCGGGAAGGACAAGAAGGAGAAAACTCCAACGTATCCGGGCAAAAAGAGACAGAAAAATTATCACCAGAACAACCGGTACAATGGAAACAGAAATACCGGACGCACCGGGAATATTACACCAATGAATGGTTCCCGGAAGCGAGACGACTGGGAATAAGCTGGGAAGAATTCTGGAAAATGAACCCACGGATTTTGAATGCAGTACAAAAAGGCTATCAGAAGTCCATGGAAGATCACGACCGCATGAATTGGATGGCTGGACAATACCAAATGTCGGCTGTTTTGACAGCTTTAGATAAGGCTTTGAATGGAAAAAAATCAAAGGCGGAATATTTAAAGAAACCACTTTTTGAACTAATTTCCGATGAATCAAAGAGTAATACGGAAGAAAATGAAGATTTGGCAATGCGTCTGGAGATTCAAAAGATGGAACAGTGGATTGCAAATGACAGAAGAAGAGGTCTTCCGGAAACGAAAATATAAAGGCGGTGAGAACATATGTCTGATGAAATGGACACCCTTGAACTGCAGATAGAAGCCAAAGCGAAAGGTGCGAATGCATCTTTAACCGGTCTTGTGAAACGACTTGGCAAAGTATCTGATGCATTAACAAAAGTACAGGCATTGACCGCCGGTTTTGATAAGATCACAAATCTCGATTTTGGCGAAATAGAGGCTTATCGGACGGAACTCAGGGAATTTACCAAAGAGTTAAAAAACATCGGAAATAAGCCGGTAAAACCGCGTGTAGACAGGTCAGATTTAAAGTATACCTATAAAACACTGGACGAGATAAAGGAAAAGTTCAAAGATGTTGGAAAAAATTTAGATTTTTCAGGACTCGGACAAACTGAACTTGATACGAAAATCAAACAGACAAAGAAAAAACTTTCAGGACTAAAAGACAGACTGCAAGAAAAACTGGATACGGAGAATGTAGACACCTACGGAAAAGCGTATGTCAATCTGGTTTATAAAATCCAGAAAGCGGAAAACGAACTGAAAGCACTGAAACAGGTAAGTACACCATTCGACCCTACTTCTTTGAAAAATATGAAGATTCAGAGAGGAGATACAGGGGAAAATACAGTCAATCCTGTTGCAGCAGAAACAACTTCGACTTCCAGTACAAATGTTCAGAAGATTGCAGAATCGGCAAAAGTGGCATCAGAAGAGGTAAGAAAACTCGGCCAAGAGTTGAATAATGTTTCGACTTCTGAAAATGTTTCAAAACCAGCATCTGGATTCGAGGAATTGAAAAGTGAAATTATACGGACAAAAGAAGCGATAGCAACTCTTGGAAATATTCCGTCTCAGGTAAAAGAAATTCCTGGAAAGATAAAGGAAATCTTTGGAAATCTAAAGATGAAAATTCAGGAATCGTCTGGTGTTAAGATGCAACCGCCGGATTCCAGTGAGATTGAAACTACTCTGAAAAGAATTCAGAGTGAGATAGCGATCACCAAAGAAGCTATTAGGCAGGCTTTTTCAGCTGGAGATCTTGCAGGAGTGGAGGAATTATCTGCAGGTCTGAAAGAGCTGGAAAAATCACAGCGAGCATACACAAAGCTGAAAGAGTCAGTTTACGGTGCAGCGCAGAGCGGAAATGCGGTTACAAGGGCATTTCAGGCGATTGGAAGCATCGGAAGCAAAGCCAACAATCTTGCCAAAGGATTCGATAAGGTACAGAAATCTGTTGCTAACGCAAGAAAGATGGCAAGTAAAGCTATTCATCCGTTTAGAACTTTAAAAGAATTGATGGGCGGAGTAAGCAGCGGTGGTAATGGAATGGGACTTGGACGGATGATTGGATCATCTATCCTGTTTTCTAGCATTTTCGGTGCAATCAGCCAGATAAAACAGGCTGTCAAAGAGGGTTCAGATAACCTTGTTCAATACAGCGACACCTACAATAAAAGTATTTCTGGTATGGTTTCGTCTTTACTGTACCTGAAAAATGCATGGGCAGCCGCTTTCGCTCCAATCATAAACGTAGTCGCACCGTACGTGTCTGCATTTATCGATATGATGGCTCGGGCACTGAACAGTGTTGGTCAGTTTATGGCGGCACTTACTGGAAAAGGCTTTGTCGTACAGGCGAAAAAGGCTTGGAAAGACTATGGTGCATCCATCGCTGATACAAGCAAAAATGCATCGAAAGGACTGAACAATACTAACGATGCTGCGAAAAAGCTGAAAAAGACTATTTTCGGTTTCGATGAACTGAATGTGCTGACATCTAATGACGATACCGGTTCAAACGGTGGTAGCGGATCTGGAAGTGGAAGCGGTGGTGGATATACCGGTCCGTCCCCGTCAGATATGTTCGAGACTATAAAAGTCCCGGATTCCATGAAAGATCTGGCGGACAAGTTCAAGGAAGCACTTGCAAAATCCGATTTTACAGATATCGGGCGCATGATAAGCGACAAGCTGAGTAATGCGTTAGAGAGTATCCAGTGGAATAAGGTTTACCGTCACGCTGAGAACTTCGGGAAAGACATTGCTACTTTTCTGAACGGCTTGATTACACCACGATTGTTCTATGATCTTGGAAAAACGCTTGCAAATTCCATCAACACTGCGCTCCATTCGGCAAACGCATTTGCAATCAATTTTGACTGGAAAAATCTAGGAACATCTCTTGCGAAGAGTTTAAAAGGTTTTATTGAAAACTGGGATGCAAAGCTGACAGCACAGACTTTTAGTAATTTAGTAAAAGGGATTATTAATGGCATTACAGCGTTTGTAAATACGCTGAGAAGTGACGAGGTTTTTGCTACAGTCGCAAAGAAAATAGTTGACCTTATCTGCAACGTAGACTGGCTTGGTTTAGGTTGGGATTTACTTGGACTTTTTACAGCACTTGCCAGAGCTACCCTTGAAATGCCGGTACAGATCATAAAGGGCATTGCGGAAGGGATAGCAGAAAATATATTCGGTGTTAAATCAGTTGAAGAACTCAAGAAGAAAGCGTGGGATTATGTCCTTAAAGGGGCAGCTGCGCTGAATGACAAGTTTACAGAGTGGTACGATGCCGCAGGAAATCTAATCAGTGGATTTTTCAAAGGAATTGGCGATGCGGTAAAAAATATCAAGGAATGGATTAAGGAATATGTCGTAGATCCTTTCGTAAAAGGCTTCAAGGCACTTTTTGGGATAAATTCTCCATCAACAGTGATGGCAGAAATTGGTCAGTGGATTCTTCCGGGATTCCTGAACGGTGTCAAAGAAAAGGTTACAGACGTAATTAACTGGTTCGGAAGTCTTCCTGGCAAAATCAAAGATGCTCTCGGCAATGCAAAAGACTGGTTGATTGAAAAAGGTAAGGGAGCTATCGAGGGAATTAAAAATGGTTGGGAATCTGTAAAAGATAGCAACTTCTTACAAAACGCAAGAAAGCTGAAAGACGAAGCGTTTACAGCTGTAGGTGATGTAGCTGGAAAAGTAAAACAGAAAGGTATCGACCTGATTTCCGGTATCAAGTCCGGTTACGAAAACAGCAAACAATCTGGGTTACTATCTAAAGTAGAAAATCTGAAAAACGAAGCATTTTCCGCAGTTGGTGATGTTGCAAACAAAGTAAGATCGAAAGGTTCTGACTTAATCAGTGGAATCAGAAACGGGTATGAAAACAGCAAACAAAGTGGTCTGCTTTCTAAAGTATCTAATCTGAAAAATGAAGTTTTCTCATATGTTGGCAACGTGGCTGATAGAGTAAAATCCAAAGGTTCAGATATTGTTTCCGGTATCAAATCTGGATATGAAAACAATAAATGGTCTATCCGAAGTGCTGTATCAGGAATTCCAAACCTGATTAGCAGCGGAATCGGAAGTTTGTATAACATTGGAAAAAATGCTATTGCATCATTTGCCAACGGATTCTCTTCTATTCACATTCCGATGCCACATATCGGATGGAACTGGAATCGATTTGATATTGGGAATTTCAGTTTTAGTGTTCCATCATTCAACCTGAGATGGTACGAAAAAGGTGGATTCCCAAACATGGGTGAAATGTTCATCGCTGGCGAAAAAGGTCCAGAGATGGTCGGACAGATCGGAAAGAAAAATGCGGTTGCCAACAATACACAGATTACAACAGCAATCAAAGAAGCGGTTGTTGAAGGTATGATGCAAGTTGCTATGGCTACCAGTACGGAACAGTCCGATGATCTTCCATATATCATCCATGTGGAAGTGAAAACACAGGACAATGAGGTTCTGGCGCAGGCAGTTGAAAAAGGAAAGGCAAGCAGGGACAGTAGAATGAATCCTAGTCCTGCTTTTTGATAAGGAGGCCATATGCCGAGAAATAATATGATGATGGTGGACATGGTAAAAATCAAATCCCCGTCCTCTTTAACGTGGGGACAACAGGATATATCTGCTTCTGATGCCGGAAGAACCGATGATACGATCATGCACAAGAACCGTGTCGGACAGAAAGTCACATTAAAGCTGGCATGGAACGGTATGGATCCTGACGAAACCAGTACGATTCTGAAAGCGTTCGATCCAGAATATTTCCATGTGACGTATCACGATCCTAAAGAGAACAAAGTGGTTACAAAAGAGTTTTATTCCGGTGACAAAGAAGCAAAGTATTACTGTTGGACAGTAGGAAACAAGTTGTTTGAAAGTATTTCATTTAACATCATAGAAAGGTAGCACCATGAGAAAAGTTACATCTGATTTCAAAAATCAAATTGAAAGAGATAATAGAAATTACTATGAGTGGGTGGATATTACTTTAAAGGATGGAACTGTACTCAACCTGACGAATAAGAATATCTGGAATTCCGGTATAAAAATCGAAGATGCGGTTTCGGATACTTCTGAATTCCAGATAGGAACAGCGATAATCAACAAAGCTACCGTGACGTTGAATAACCTGTACGATGATTTTACAGATTATGATTTTGACGAAGCAAAAATTGTAATCTATATAGGATATAACATAGACAACACTATTCTCTATAGAGTTCTGCAGGATACCACAGGAAAAAATATTCTGGATACCACAGGAAACGAAATAGCAACGCTTGTCAACGGATCCATCGTTGAAAAGGTAAAAATGTTTACCGGAACCGTTGTTAATTCGCCGTACCAGAATAGTTCTCTGATAACGCTGACCTGCGAAGACAATATGCTTCTATTCGATCGTGATTATTCAGAAAGTAAGCTGATTTACCCGGCAACACGCGCTCAGATTCTCAGAGATGCTTGTGAAATGTGTGGCGTTAGCTTAGAAACACTTACTTTTGACAACTCAGATTATATCGTAAACACAAGACCGTCTGATGAAAAGCTGACTTTCCGGCAGGTAATCGCATGGACGGCACAACTTGGCGGTCAGTTCTTACGGTGTAATTCTGATGGAAAACTGTTCTGTGGATGGTATGATTTGAAAAACTATGAAGCAGATACGGTAAATGAAGAATACTTTGACATAATCGCTTCAAACAGTTCTGTTACCGTGAACAGTGAAGATGTAATCATTACCGGAATACAGGTAACGGCATATCAAGAGAATCAGAGCGAAGAGGAAGCAGCTGACACATCTTTGTATGGAAAAACAGGTTATGTTATTGCGATTGCTGATAACAAACTGATTGAAAAAGGAACAGCCAGTACTGTAGCAGCTATGATCGGCGAACGAGTGACAGGTATGCGGTTTCGACCGTTTTCAGCCAGTACACTGAATAATCCGACATATGAAGCAGGAGACATCTGCATCATAAAAGACAGAAAAGGTGTTTCTTACAAGTCTTTCCTTACTTCCAGTACATTTCAAGTTGGAAAGTATCATACGGTACAGTGTGGGGCGAAAAGCGCAGCTAAAAACAGCTCCAAACAATATTCGGTATTCTCTCAAGCGCAGGTTGAAAACAGAAAAAATTTCCAACGTGAGAAAAAGGAAAGAGAAAAAGCGGTAGAGGAATTTAACAAAGCATTGGACAGTGCATCTGGTATGTATCCTACCGAAGTGAAGCAGGAAGACGGAAGCACAATCCTGTATGTTCACGATAAAAAAACACTGAAAGACTCAAAAAACGTTTTCAAAATAACGAGCGATGCAGTCGGATTCTCTACGGACGGTGGAAAAACTTATCCGTTTGGATTTACGCTTGATGGAGATTTTCTTACAAGAATACTGTACGCTATAGGAATTAATGCGGATTATATCAACACCGGCGCGATCACAGTAAAAGATTCGGACGGAAATATAATTTTCCAGGCAGACATTGCAAACAAGCGTGTCATCATATCTGGCGATTATGTGCAAATCGGTGGGAAGACAGCTACCGATGCAATCAACTCTGCGAACAGCACAGCCAGTAACGCACTGACAGCGGCGCAAAATGCCCGCAATATGACTTTACAGCTGTCTAACGACTATTATTCTGTCAACGTAGATTCAAACGGAAAATACAGTGAATTTCCAACGGACGTGACCACGAAAGCGCAAGTCATGTATGGCGCAAACGACATCACATCAGAATGTGCGTTCTCGATTACAAAGTCTGATAACATTTCCGGGACGTGGGACAGCGCAAAGCATCAGTATACGGTTACTGCTTTAACAGCTGATACAGGATGGGTAAATATTCAGGCAACATATCTGAGTAAACTGACTGTCACCAAACAGTTCACGGTTGCAAAATTGTATGCTGGTGCTGCAGGTAAAAAGGGAGAGCCGGGAACGCCCGGAAGAACATATTTCATTGAACTTTCCTCAAGAGTTTTGAAACGTAGCAAAGACAACACGATTGCACCGAATTTCTTCACTATCAAAGGATTTTATCGTGATGGAAATTCAACTACAAGAGTGGCGTACAACGGTCGATTCACCATCGAAGAAACAAACGATGGAAATACATGGAAACGAGTATACACATCATCGGCAGATGAGTCTTCTGTCACCCATTCACTATATACTGCCATTGCAACTGGTACAGGAACGAACAGCGTAATCGGTGACGGAAAAGGAAACGCAATCGGATTTCCTAGAGATACCATAGCGGTACGATGCACGATGTATGCTTCTGGTGGCACTACCACAACGCTTGACGTACAGGATTGCGCGATTCTGGTCGATGTGGATGCGTTGACACAGGAAGATGTGTTCGATGCCTTAACAGATAACGGTGCCACGAAGGGGATATATAAGGAAGGTAATCAGTTATATATCAACGCCACTTACATGCAAATTGGAAAAATAGCTTCAAAAAATAAAAGAGTATATTTCGATCTTGACAACAACGAGCTGGCATGTAGTAAAATGATCGACCGATCTACCGAAACACATACAATAGACGGCGTGAAGTACGAAAATCTACAACTTAATATGCAGGAAATCAATGCTTCCAATACAAAAACATATGGAATTTTGATGAGTAAAGAAGGAAAAGAAGACATCGGAATGTTATTTACTCCTTCTGCATCAGAGGATAAATGCAATCAAATTAGATTTGGTAAAGGAATTTTAATCGGAGAAAATAGTACTTTTGCAAGCATACAAATTAAAAATTATGCTTTTGGCACGAACAATACCAAAGTATATGATGACGATGTTACTATACACGGGTCAAATAAAAATGCGTGTTGGTTTGAAATAGGGTATGACAGAATAGGGATGTTTGAAAACGCCGGCCCTAGTATAACAATTAACAAGCAAAAAAACGTCTGGAATATTCCAAATTACAAGCCTAGGAATCCAGTAGAAATTCATGGAAATACATACTTAAGCAGCAATCTTGTTGTGTCTGGTACAAAGAATAGATGTGTTGATACCGATAATTACGGTACCAAGTTACAGTATTGTTATGAAATGTCTTCACCATATTTTGGAGATATTGGCTCAGGTGTACTCGATGAAACTGGAGAGTGTTACGTGAATATTGATAATATATTTTCTGAAACAATTTGTCTAAATTTCGAATACCATGTATTTTTACAAAAGGAAGGAAGCGGAGATATATGGGTAGAGGAAAAACAAAATATGTTTTTTGTTGTAAAAGGTACACCAGGTTTGAGATTTTCTTGGGAAATAAAAGCAAAACAGAAAGACTACGAAACGGAACGGTTAGAAGATAAAGACGGGTACCCAACTATTGTTGATTCTGATTATGAAAATGATGGATTTGAAGAGATTGAAAATTACATAAAGAGTCAGGAGGAATACACATTATGAAAAAAGTAACATCTTTCACACACTTAATCACTGGAGAAGGAGACAGAATTGCATTTACGTATTCTGAGATGGATGAATACGGAACAATCACCAGTCAGAATAACAGAAAAAGCTTTGTAATTACGGACATGGAAATTGCAGGTCACGCAACAGCAATCAGGGATTATATTCAAAAAACATTCCTTGAAGAAAAGTGAGGTAACAAAATATGAGCATGTTAAGTGTCTTAATCAAAGACCTTGTGGAGAAAACAACACTTGAAGATGGTACATATCTAGTTGCCGGAACCACGGATGCGAACAAGATTACATTCATGAATCTTGTAAATGCGATTAAAAAGAAACTTGGCGCGGCTGCGCAGAAGAGTGTAGCGAACAATCTAACAACAGCAGCGGCGGGAACTTCAGTGCTCGATGCGTATCAAGGGAAATTACTGAGCGATAAGATAGATTCACTAAACTCCACTTTACAGAAAGCGATTACATACAAATCGTACGATATCACACTACAAGAAAATGCTTACGTATCACCTTACACCTATTATACCAACTGGTATATCACGGATGGTGACATCTCAAAATATGGCATGCCGGTTTCAATTAGTATTATTGGAGCAGCGGGAATACCGACACCATGCGCAATCGTCTATGCATATGATGTTAAGAAATACAGATGCACTGCAGTAACAAATAGTCAGAAAGCAACCGCACATGTATTGTTTCTCAAATTTTAATTTCGCCAAATAGGTGTAAAAATGTTGTAATTAAGAGTTTCTAATAAATAACCATTGATACGTAACACTTACGTTGAAGACGAGAAAGCGAAGGAGGACTAATCATGGCAATCACATGGAAAGATTATCTGGAAAAATCGAAGCCTGACGACACAGACGAACTGATGGCACTGGACACCACGGCGAGTGCAAATAAGAGAGTAAAATTCTCAGGAATCTGGGACTAGATCGTGGACAAACTGACAACGGCGGTTATGTCAAAATTGGAGACACAGAACAAGACTCTGATAGGGGCAGTTAATGAATTAAATAGTAACCGGCTTGTAACTGGCATAAGCACTAAGAAAAACAACGCTGATAGCTATAGCATCTACGCAACAATGTCGGATGGCTCGATCGTATATTTCAGCTTCAGAAAAAACGGTTGCTATCTGAGCAAATTGAAAGCCAATGGGGAATGGGGAAAGGAATTTACAATCTACGAATGGAACGAATGATTCTTCCTATTACTATTTAATGGTGAAAATGATGGGGACAGAACAACGCGGAAAATAAAGTATAATATCTATAACGAAATGCGTACACGCAAAGGAGAAGAGAATGTGATTCACTATATCTCAGATAATTGGCAACTGATAACATTCGTTGCCACATGCATGATCTACCTCGGAAGACAGGTTACGGCAACCAGAAAAGGCATCCGAGCATTGCTCAGGGCTGACCTTATCCGGCTGTACAACAAATACCATGATGATCTGGGTTACTGCCCGATCTACGTGAAACAGAGTCTCGAGGAATAATACAAAGGGTACCACGCACTGAAAGGCAACGGCGTTGGAACAAACATGTACAAGGCACTAATGGCACTACCGACAGTAGAACACCAGAAAGGAGAACAGTCATGAGAGATTGGAAAAAATGGGTGAAACTTGCAGGAGTTAGAGCAACCAAGACCATGGCACAGACAGCGGTTGCAATGCTTCCGGCAGCGGCGACTATCACAGCTGTGGACTGGAAAGTGGTCGCAGGAACGGCGGCACTGGCAGGGGTTTTCTCACTGTTGACATCGTTAGCAGGAATGCCGGAAGAAAACAAAAACGAGTAAAGGGAGAGCATCGGCTCTCCTTTTTGAGTACGGAAAGGAGAAATTATGGCAAAAGTAATTTTTAACGATTGGATTCGTGTAGCGTATCAGGAATACAGAAAAGCCGGTATGACACCGGAGGGTGCAGCTGGTATGCTAGGAAACCAGTATCCGGAATCGGCTGGATTTCTGGCGAACCGATTGGAGTTCTTTTGCGTGAAACGATATAAGCAAAAAGGGAAAGTGTACACAGATGACAGTTATACACAGGCTGTGGACTCTGGCAAGATTTCCCGGGCAGAATTCCTTTCCCCGATGGGAAAACACTACGGCTACGGATTATCCCAGTGGACAACCTCTGATCGCAAAGCTGGGCTGTATGATCTGGCAAAGAAAAAAGGCGTGTCTATCGGAGATCCGGCTATGCAGATTGAGTACACGGTATCGGAACTGAAAAAGAAGTTTCCGACTACATTCAAATATCTGTGTTCGATAACTGACACAAAAAAAGCATCTGACTATGTTTTGGAACACTATGAATCTCCAAAAAACTGGCAAAATCTTAGCACAACCAGAGCGGATTACGCAAAACAGATTTTTGACAAGATGCAATCAATCGGAAAGGACAAGATCATGGGAATTAATAATATCATCGCAAAAGAACGGGAATACGGCAATATTCCATACATGGAAACCGGAAAGAACCACCAGAAATTCTCGGATATCGTAAACAATGTCGGTCTGGCAGGATGCCAGGATCAGCCGTGGTGTGCTACCTATCAGTTTGCTATGGAAGTGGAAGAGTTTGGAAAAGCGGCAGCACTGAAACACTGGAATATGACAGAAAAGAACTACTGCGGATACAGCTGTTTTTCAACAGAAGCCATGTTCCGGGCGGCTGGAAAACTGGGAAGCACTCCAAAAATTGGTGCGTTGGTAATCTTCCGTCAGTCTCACATGGGAAGAGTACTCAGTATAAACAGCAAAAACAAGACCTTCGAGTGTGGCGAGGGTAACACCAGTAACAAAAAATATGAAAGGAACGGCGATTCTTGCGCTGTCAAGACTTATTCTTGGACAGATAGAAAAATCAAATCTTTCTGTTATATTGACTATGGAACTGAAAAAGAAACCGAACCGGCTCAGCCAACATTGAAACCGGTGACGAAACCGGACACTCCCGTGAAAACTCTTGGAAATGTCGGAAAAGGTCAAAAGTGGCTGAACACTAACTACGGAAGTACTCTGAAAAAATACATGAAAGAACTTCTGGATGTGGATGACAGCTTCGGGAAAAAGAGCAGAGCTGCAGCTGTGTGTGTATGGAAAGACCTGTGTAACCGTAAATACAAAACAAAGCTGGATCCGTCAAACAGTAACTTCCTGTCTTCCTGCAAGAAAGCGGCAAAAAAGGTAGTTATAAAAAAAGGAGCATCCGGCACGTTCGTATACCTGATCGAATTCATCTTGGCAGCGAAAGGCTACTATACCGGAGCGATGGATGCCAGCTTCGGATCCGGTCTGCAGGCTGCGGTCAAGGCGTTTCAGAAAGCAGTCAGCTTAAAAGCTGACGGTGTGGTAGGAGCTGAGACTTGGTACAAGTTGTTCAATTAATGTAAAAAGAAAAGAGGACGATGTTCCAGGCACCGTCCTCTTAAAAGGGGAATTAATCCTTGATCGAATTAACCGCACTTATCATATCATAAAATCGTATATTATACAAATCTTATTTTCTTTTTGTAGTTCCTACCATAGTATATCCATTTTGTTTACCGGAAGCTGCGGTTTTTCCTCTTTCAAGAGCAGCGGAAAGGGAATTTATATCCGGTGCAATCTGCCCAGTTCCTACCAACTCCCCTCGTTCATGTTCCATGAGGTAGTTGTCAAGAACCAACCGGCAGACATTTACTCTTGATTTCATCGTACAATGATTGTGTGCCGTCAGCATGTTTAACTGTTCATGCCATGAAGAACCAGTATTTCCAAACATACAGTAGGCTAGTTGAAGAAAATCTCTTTTGGAAAACTGAGTGTTAATATACATGGTAATGCATTTCTTGACCGTGTCCAGATCAGATTTATCAATTGCCATGGTAAAATCCTTATATTTGTATTCTAATATGTAACTATCCATATTTAATCCTAATGTATCAAACCACTTTTCTAATGTTCGGTATCCTGGTTCACTGATGCCGGATTCCCAGTTTTGAATGGTATTTACGGACTTATGTAATGCCTGAGCCATATAACGTTGCGTTTTTCCAGCATCATTTCTCGACTTTGCCAGCATATTCCCGAAAATTTGCGACTTTTCCGCTTCTGATAACATAGAAAATTCCCCCTTTTTACCAAAAACAGACTGAAAAAATTATGTGTGTAATCAACAAAATTTCACCAAATACATATTTGAAATACAGATGTATAATATCTACATCATTAAAAGATGGAGGTAGACAATATGCAGGAGTACTTGACACAGACGATAAGAGATTTCTTTAAATTACGCCCGATAATTGGTGAGAAAGAGTACACTATTCAGATTAGTGCATATCTCCAAACTTTTATACCTAGAGATAAAAATAGTGAATTTAACATTATTCCATTGCAAATGTACCAAAGTGCAACAGAACTGGCAAGAGATATCTGCAAAGTTCTTGAAAAAACGTTCGACAAACCGGAACAAAACCGGAAAGAAACAGTATAGTATTGACAAAATAGAACACACGTTCTATAATTTTTGTATCGCTACTGAGTGTCGTGCTGGATTTTGGGAGGGATTTGTGTGGATGAGAACAGTCAAAAATTAAAGTTGCAGCTGATTGATATGATTGATAAAATTGAAAATGCAGGTACTATTACATACCTGCATACATTCATAAAACTTTTTTTAGAGAAATGGGGGTAACACCTCATTTCTTTTTTCTTGCTAAAAGAGAATCAATAAAACCTATAACGATTTCTTTTTCATTATCATCCAGCAAAGAATATTTGTAATAGATGTCAAAATCGCTTTCGGCAGCGGAAATGGTATCTTTCCTCATCGGGGAAACATCGAATCCCATGAGCCATGCCTCAGTAACACCAAGTGCCATTCCTAAAATAACAAGTTTTTCTTGACTTGGTTCGACTTTTCCAGATACATATTGACTAATGTCTGATTTGTTCATTTTTACGTTGTACTTAGAACAAAACGGCAACGACTTATTCAATATATCGACCTGTTTTAAGTTCCGCTTTTGCATGATTTCTTTTAATCTGTCTGCTGTACTGCAACACTTCATTTCTTTTCCTCCTTTCAAGTAAGAATATACCACAATTTGAACAAAAGTTCAACAGTTAAAACATAAAAATTCAAAAATTTTAACTTTTTATATTGACAAATGATATTCACGGATATATACTACAAGTAGTTCAAAGATTTGAACTTACAAAACAGAAAGGAGTGAAAATATGGCTTTTGATTATAGTAAGTTAAGAGGAAAAATCGTGGAAAAATTTGGAACGCAAACCGAGTTCTCTAAAGCTATGAATCTGTCTGAGCGTACAATGTCGTTAAAACTTAATGGTGGACGAGCATGGAAACAGGACGAGATTTGCAGAGCGGTAGGATTGCTCGAACTTTCAAACGAAGATATCCAGGATTATTTTTTTACTCTTAAAGTTCAAAACATTTAACTTTATAAAAACATGAAAGGAGAATATATGGATGAATTGCTCAAAGTGAGCTACGAATCTGACGAGCCGAGGATATCAGCGAGAGAGTTATATAAAAATTTGGGAATCAGTAAAAGATTCTCTGCGTGGTTCGAAAGCAACTCACAAGGGTTTGCCGAAAAAGAAGATTACACCAGCGTACTCATAAGTACGGAGGTTCAAAACAATGGTGGAATTCAGAAAAGGGAACTACAAGATTACTCATTGACTGTAGATATGGCGAAACACATCTGTTTAATGAGTAGGACGGAAAAAGGAAAACAGTGTAGGCAATACCTGATTGATTTGGAAAAAGCCTGGAACACACCAGAACAGGTGATGGCAAGGGCACTGAAAATTGCCGACAAACAGATTGAAGAGCTGAAAGAGAACAATCATCTGCTCGAACAGAAGATTGAACAGGACAGACCGAAGACTATTTTCGCTGATGCCGTCTCAGCCAGTGAAACATCAATCCTGGTCGGTGACTTGGCAAAGCTGATTTGCCAGAATGGTTACCAGATCGGACAAAAACGGTTGTTTGAATGGCTGAGACAGAATGGTTATCTGATGAAATGTGGTTCGTCAAGAAACATGCCAACACAAAGATATCTTGAACAGGGATTGTTCGAGGTGAAAGAAAGCAACGTACAGAATCCAGATGGTTCTATCAGAATCACACGGACGACCAAAATCACCGGTCGTGGACAGCTGTACTTTGTGAATAAATTTTTAGGGAGGAAAGAAGAATGAGAAAATTTAAAGTTGGGGAAGAAGTAACCGTTAGAACATGGGAGGATATGGAGAAGCAGTATGGTGTGAAAAACATTGTACCAGATTTTCCGAAAAACTCATTTTTCGGATCTATTCTGAATGAAATACTTTCCATGGAGGTTATTTTAGCGCCGAAAAGATCGATACTTGATGTTATGAAACCTTTTTGTGGAAGGAAAATGAGAATCTCCGCTAATCCGGAACCGAATATTTACAAGTTGGATGGGGTAGAAACTTTCCAATGGCCAGCAGATGCATTTGAAGAATTTTGGAAAGATGAAGAAGAACCGGAAAGCACGGAAGCAGAAAAAGAGAAAGTGGATATGCCGAAGCTGGAAAACGGTATGGTGGTTGAACTAAGGAACGGAACAAGATTTTTGGTCGCTGAATTCTCCGGGAAACAATTTTTGCTTTCTGATAAAAATTGGTGTCACCTTGATGATATGGATTTTGAAACAGGAAAAAGCGGTTTTCATCCAATATTAGATATTGTAAAAGTAATCAAACCGTATTGCATTAGTTCCTTGAAACTTTTAAAACAATCTGATCATGTCATCTGGGAGGCTGAATGAGTCCGGGGAAACGGCTGACACTAGAGCAAAAGAAATGCGTGTCAGCACATTACCTGAACGCAAAAGAGTGGATGTTGAAAGAAGAGACAGAGTTCTATTTGAAAATCATCCACAAAATCACTGGATACGTAAAGATTATAGATAAATTCAGGAGGTAACATGAGAGGATTAAATGCAGATCAGAAAATGATCGTTTCCACAGCAAATATGAATCCTGAAGAATGGAGAGCAGTTCATCAGGATGCATTGTATCTCCATTTAATAAGAAGAGATGGCACGAAAAGAGCCATTCTGACAAATAAAGGGGAGGTTGTGGCACTTGTATGAATTAGACAACGACTGGGGATCGGATGACGAAGAAGAAAGAATCTACTGCGATAGCTGCGGTGAAGAAATCCACCACGGGAATGTATATTACGAGATCAACAACGAAAAGTTGTGTCCAGAGTGTATGAGAGATGAATATAGGAGGTTGGCTTAAATGGCACAAATCATAATGGTATTCGGTAAACTGGAAATTCCATACGGAACGTACAGATTTAGTACTGATGCAGAAAAAAACAGGGTCAATGAACTGGCAATAAAAATCGGTGAGGAAAGAGAGTGCCAGACATTTGTAAGGGAGTTGTGATATGGCAGGAGTAAAGATACCACAAAGTGAGTACCGGTCCCATCCAGCAATCAGCAAATCAGACCTGTTCAAGATCACGAAATCGCCATTGCATTTTAAATGGGCGATGGAAAATAGAGAACGTGAAACACCTTCACTGATTTTTGGAAGAGCGTGTCATAAGTACGTTCTTGAAAAAGAAAGTTTTTACAAAGAGTTCGTTGTAATGCCGGATATCAATCGGCGAACGAAAGCCGGAAAAGAAGAATACGAAGCGTTCTTGTCAGAAAACGCCGGAAAAGATGTGATCTCAAAGGATGAATTTGAAAAAATTATGATAACGGCAGCAGTTGTTCACGAAAACAAGTTCGCCGACAGGTTATTACAGGGAGAACACGAAATCTCTTTCTTTTGGACAGATGAAGCAACGGGAGAAGAGTGTAAATGCCGTCCAGACGATATCGTAGTGATCGGAGATCAACACATCTTAGTTGATTACAAGACCACCGACAATGCAGAAACAGAAGCATTCCGGTCATCAGCAATTAAGTATGGATATGACTTACAGGCAGGCATGTACCTTGAGGGGTACAAAGCAAACACCGGTCAGGATGCAATTTTCCTGTTTATCGCACAGGAAAAGAAAGAGCCGTATGCAATCAATATTTTGCAAGCGGACGAATTCATGGTGAAAGAGGGAAAACAGTTATTCCATGACCTGATGGACATTTACCATGAGTGCAAGGTAACAGACAACTGGTACGGCTACATGGGTGAATCTGGAGATATTCAGAATCTCGGATTGCCGAAGTGGTTACAGAAAGAATTTGAGTAGGAGGAAAGAAAATGGCAAATGATGTTGTTGAGGCCAACAAAATGGCTCCGGTATTTAAGGAAATCAATCAGGGAACAGTGGCTATCGAATCCAGCCGGGCAATTACAGAAGCACAGGGAAAACTTCTGTTAGCAAAACAGTTCCCGAGAGATTATACACATGCTTACGCAAAAGCAATGGAAGCGTGTCAGAGAAAGGGTTTTGCTGAGAAAGCATTTTACTCATTTCCAAGAGGAAAAGAAACGGTTACAGGAGTGACTATTCGCTTTGCTGAAGTTTTAGCAGCTTGCTATGGAAATGTGGATTACGGTATCAAGGAGTTATCCCATGAAGAAGGGAGATCTGAAATGCAGGCTTATGCATGGGATCTGGAAACAAACACGGTTTCGAGTCAGAATTTTACGGTTGAACACGTGAGAGAGACTAAGTTCGGAAATAATAAGCTAACTTCGCAAAGAGACATTTACGAAAAAACAGCAAATGATGGAGCAAGAAGAATGAGAAGTCGGATATTGGCGATTCTTCCACCGGATATGATTGAGGACTGCATCGCTGAATGTAAAAAAACTCTTTCTGGTGGAAATTCTGTGCCACTTGCGGACCGTATCAAGCAGCTGGTGGTCTACTTCCAGAAGAAAGGTGTCACTCAGGAGATGCTTGAAAAACGTCTGAATCACAAGGTAGAAGCAATGTCACCGGAAGAAGTTTCTGATTACATTGGCATCTATAACGGTATCAATCAGAAAGAAACCACCGTGTCTGACTGGTTTGAGCAGCCGAAGACAGCGAGCCAGATTTCCGAACTGATGAAAGCTGAGGAAGAAGAGAAAGAAAAAGGTGATAAGAAGTGAAATACCATGTGACGGTAAAAGGGTTTAAGAGCGGGTTAAATGAACTTTTGTCTGGTAAGATATACGATTACCGGACAAAGAAATATAGAAATCCGGTAAAAAACAGAAACGATGCACTGTGTGCGAAATTCATTAAGTTGAGTAAAGAGTTGAGTGGTATTCAAATCTGTAAACCTGTAATTATCCATTATGCATTTTTTGTAGAAAATAAGATGCATGATCGCATGAATACGGCATCAGCTTTTATCAAATCATTCGAGGATGCCCTGCAGAAATGTAAAGTTATCCGAAATGATGGCTATGATGATGTGTTGACTCCTACTCTTGAATTTGCGATTGATAAACAAAACCCAAGAGTAGAAGTGATAATCGAGGAGGTAGAAGAAAATGAATAAAGTTATTTTGTTAGGGCGATTAGTAAGAGAACCAGAGACAAGATACGGCGGTGCAAACGATAGCATGGCGGTATGTAGATACACACTGGCGGTTGACAAGAAATTTAAGAAAGACGGTGAAGCTACAGCGGATTTTATTAACTGCATATCGTTTGGGAAAATTGCTGAATTTGCCGAGAAATACTTCACAAAAGGTTTAAGAGTCGCTGTCTCAGGAAGAATCCAGACAGGAAGCTACACAAACAGAGATGGTCAGAAAGTCTATACCACAGATGTTGCTGTTGAGGAACATGAGATTGCACAAAGTAGATCAGAAGCAAGTAATCAGCAGGATAGTAATCGGCAGCCGGAAATTTCACCGTATGGTAAAGATAAAGACAATGGATTTATGAACATTCCGGACGGCATAGATGATGAACTTCCATTCAGTTAGGAGGCGGTTACATGGTAAAGAATATCATAATTTCCATCTTGGCAGCAGTTATCATACAGCCGTTCTGGAAATATGCGTATTTGCCAAAAGATATATTTTGCACATTCTTGATAAGTTTCTTGTGCGTATTCTTTGCTGTGGATAATTTGGAAGAATTCTTGAAAGGGGTGAACAAAATGACAGGATGGGTAAAAATTCACAGACAGATTATGGATCACTGGTTATGGAAAGAGCAACCGTACGACAAAGCAAGGGCTTTCATGGATCTTGTTCTTACTGCGAACAGAGAGGACAAAAAGAAAGTGATCGGCAACAATGTTTTTATGATCTACCGTGGAAGTTTGTTTACTACTTCAAACGAACTGGCAGAGCGTTGGGGATGGAGTCGCGGAAAGGTTCAGAGGTTTCTTGAGTTGTTGAAAAGGAACGATATGATCCAGACTTCGGTAATGCCAGAGGGAACCGTTATTTCTGTTTTGAATTATTCAAAATATCAAGGAAACGGGAGAAAGAAAAAGGAAGAGCAGCAATTCAGTGGGTGGATGGAAGCATGACGAGAGATGAGACAAAAAAAATCCTTATGGCAATACAGTCCGTTTTTCCGAATTTTCATATTGAAAATAAGACGTTTACACTAGACACATGGAACATGATCTTACAGGACTTCGGGTATTCGGATGTGGAAATGGCTTTGATCGATTACGTCAGGACGGAAACCAGGGGATTCGCCCCGTCTCCTGGACAGCTGATTGAGAAAATCAATCTAATAACTCGTCCAAAAGAACTGAATGAGCAAGAGGCGTATTCAATAGTTCAACAAGCTGTCAACAGAAGCGGGTTGAATTACATGGAAGAATTTGAAAAGCTTCCTTACTTAATACAAAAAGCTGTAGGCCGTCCAAGTCAACTGAGGGACTGGGCACTTGAAGAAAATCCGAACCATGAAGTCAGAGCATCTAATTTCATGAGAAATTACAGGACGGAAATGGAAAGGCAGAAAGAAATTCAGAAACTTCCGGATGGAATAAAAGAACTTATCCGACAGGTGAACAAAAACTCTGAATCAGAAAGACTGAAAAATACAAATAAGAGAATGATAGATAAAAGTAAAGAAGATCAAAAGGTAGTAAATTTTCTTGAAACATCTATTGATAAAACGAGAATGCCTGAAAAATTTAGAAAAAAAGTGGAGGAATTAAGAAATGGATGAAGTTGTTAGAGGATACAAAGTCTTCAATGAGGACTGGACATGCAGTCCGAATGGAAATACAAAGCAATACACTTGTCCTGGGAAATTCGAAGAAGATATAACACCGGTAAGATGCGGACGTGGGATGCACTTTTGCAGAAAAGCAGCAGACTGTTTTAATTACTATAATTTCAATCCGAAAAATAAAGTAGCAGAAGTCGTTGCGTACGGGGACGTTGTAGAAGTGAGCGATAAGTGTTGCACAAATAAGTTAGAAATCGTAAGAGAGATTCCGTGGCAGGAGCTTCTGACTATAGTAAATACCGGAAAAGATTGCACAGGACTCTGTAACACCGGGGACTGTAACACCGGGGACTGGAACACCGGGGACTGGAACACCG